GACCTGATCGTTTGACATATCCTTGAAAGCTACAAGACGGTAGGTTTCGGGATGAATTCCTTTTTTCATTTTATCTTAAATTTAATTAATTGCCACCATTCGTCATAGGTCACAAGACCATCACGCCCGATTTGGGAGCGCAAATGTACACAATATTTCCTTTTCCGCAAAAGAAAAGTCAAAGAAAATCAGTTTTCTTTGACAATTAATCGTGATTTCGTTGAGAGTTCAGGGGTGCGAAGCTGGTCACAGCCCAGGGACGCAAAGGCGTTTTCATCCCGGTTGATGAGAATCAGGCAATCTATGTCGGCAGCAAGGGTGCCTATCTCAACCTTTCTGCCATCGAGCTTTCACAGGAAAGCAAGTATGGCGACACGCACCTCGCTCGGAATGAGTGAATGCCTCAGGGTGCTCCAGCCGAGCGAGGTGTTTGTTTATGGAAAACCGTTTGACTTGAATTTCAATAATTTCGTATATTTGGAGGACAACATTCAAAGATTGAGATATGGAAGAGAAAAAGTATGGTGATATTGGCTATGTACATAAGCTTGACCTGGATGATGTAAAGATGTTTGAAGAAATTACCAAAACCTCGAAATCAGAGAATGAAAAGCATTTTTTCAGGATTATGGAATATCGTCAGAAGCATCATTGCTCTCCAGAGTATGACTACCTTCTCGACAGTGAGAAAAATCCGGATAAGGTTGGTTTCACTAGAGAATGGTATGATGAATATATGTTGTGGATTGATGGCGATGAAAAAATGGAGACCAATTCATTGTCTTTTTTCTTGACAATGGATTTAGGCAAGTATATTTATGAACGGACAGGCTGCCGAACTTTGCTTGAATACCTGCGTTCCATAGATTATTCACGCATTGATTATAATGCCGACACAGAATTTTTATAGAAATGGGAACTGACAACAGATTGACTTGAGAATGAATCTATCTGATCGCGATTGCCTATAATAGTAAAATCTCTATGAAAACATTTTGCAAATAATAGAAATATCACTATCTTTACGAATGGTATGAAACAGATTTCGGCAATCATTGAAAGGGCATCGGACGGCACATATTCCGTCTATTGCAAGAACGAGATTTTCTCCGGAATTGGAGACACTATCGAGGCGGCCAAGGCTGATATGCTTCAGCAGATGGAACTCTACAAGGCCACTGCCAAGGAAGAGGGCTTCAAGTATCCGGAGTTTCTGGATGAGGATTTTACCGTCTCATACACACTTGATGCACAGAGCCTTATGAAATATTACCTTAGCAAGGGATGGTTTTCCCTCGCAACACTCGAAAAGGTTACAGGCATCTCCCAGAAGCAGCTCTGGGCATATGCACACGGCACGAAGCCAAGAAAGGCACAGGAAGAGAGAATCCGCAACGGCTTTCATAGTATATCACAAGATCTCGACGCCATATTTGCGTGATTGTTTGGTAAACCTCACACAGGCGTCCGTCCTCGGAGAAATCCGGGGGCTTTATTGCTCCGAGCGGGTGTAATTTTTGCAAGGAGTGTTAATTGATAAACAGAATATGTATGAGTTCAGTGAATCCTTTCTTCTATGGTATGGCGCTGGTCAGCAAAATTTTCAGTGTTGTTGCTGTTATTTTTGTTGTGTGTCTCATATTTGGTGGTCTTGACATTGTTGGGTGGATTTCTATCGGAATCGCTGTTGTTATATTTATTCCGATTATGATTCTTCTTGACAAACGGAAGAAAGAGCGAGAAAAAGAACCTTGGAAACACGACATTTAGTGTCCTTTCATAGCTGCCTGCGGGCAGCTATTTTTGTGTCATAAAATTGACACAAAATGAAAAGTGAAGACCTGCGGCTGAACATCATCGTCAACGGCGATGCCGGGCGCAAGGAAATTCTTGACACGGAGAAGGAAATTTCAAAGCTTGAATCTGAAATAAAGTCTTTGAAAAAGGCAGAAGGAGACCACTCCAAGGAAATCTCCGAAACCAACAAGAAGCTCACGGATGCGAAGTCGAAGTATCCGAACTCCAAAGGCAGATGAACCTCGACCAGAAGACGATGGCTGAACTCAAGAAATTCGACACGCGAACCGCCCAGAATGAGTTGCTGTCGTTAGCTCGCGTGGGTGGTAAACTTGGACTTCCCGGCAAGGAAGACTTGTTGGAGTTTGTTTCCGCTGCCGACAAAATCAATGTGGCACTGAAAGAGTACCAATGAGTACATATAAGATAAGGACGTTACCTATGGTTTCTTCTCTGAAGTTCCGCTCAACACAGAGTTCACTACAATCTACCTCCTTGGTGACAAGAAGACATCCTCCGTGCTCGACAACGTCAGCAAGACCATCGACCAGTGGCAGGAACTCGTGAAGGAGGTGAAACAGGAACTTCTGGAGCAGCGCGAGGAGTTCAGAAACTCGAAGGTAGAGTATGACGCGCGTCTCGTGACCAAGGATAACAAAATAGACTCGCTCTACAAGGAAATAGCCGTCCTGCGTGACCGCAACGACAAGCTCAGCTCAAACGTAGCGAGGCTTACCATCATCCGCTGCTGGAATATTAGCTGCGGGAAGCGACATCCACCGATAGCGCAGAAGACACGAATTCCGAATCCGGATGATGTAAAAGAATTGAATGAACAATTAGGAATTGAATAGCAATGGGAACAGTTAGCAAAAATTTTGACTATAAAGAACTTGAAAAAACGGACGTTCCAGGGATGCAGGTGAAGAACACAATCGCATCTGTGGAGGTTCGAGACAATATCAAGGCACTCGTTGATGAAGTCCTCCAGCCGCTCCGCGATGCCTGGGGCAAACCGCTCGCAATCAACAGCGGCTACCGATGTCCGGAAGTGAATCAAGCCGTCGGAGGCGTCCCAACCTCTCAACACACCAAGGGCGAGGCCGCAGACGTGTGTCCGTTCGGGAGGAATGGGAGTGGTAATATAGATATTATCAGGCAGCTTGCACAGAAAGCATCTGAATTGAAACTTCCATTCGATCAGATGATTCTCTATCCTACATTTGTCCACCTGTCACATAAAAAGAATGGTATTCAGAGAGGGCAAATACTTTATAACAAAAGATATAAAGGAAAGAAACTATGATTATGTAGTACTTGTTGCGAATCCCTTTTATGAACTTTAGATTTTTCAAGAAGAAATAACAACTTAAAATAATGTGCAATGAAAAAGGTTGAAATTGGAACAGAACAGGGGACATTGAACATTTCCGAGGATGAAGTAAACAGAACGCTTCTCCTCGATGAAATCGGCGCCGCAGCAAACGCGGAAAATGACGAAGAGAAAAGGTCTGAACTTGACCGGCTTGCAGGCTGGCTCGCAAGGGTGAAATTCGCGGATTAGGCATATCACCCCAAAATAAAGTTGAAAAAATCGTCTTGTACTACAATTGTAGTATAGGAACAAATCCAAGAATTTTGCAATGAGAAATGCCACGAAATACATTTTTGCGATGCTATCTGCCATGTTTCTTCTCGTGGCATGCAGTCCGAGAATTATCACAGTACCGGTGCGCGATTCAACGTTCCTGGCAGAAAGGGAGCACGTTACGTTCGTTCCCGTGGAAGTACCGCTTCCGAAGGAGACCGCGCAGCGCGAGACACAAGACACCCTGTCACACCTGGAGACATCCGTGGCTGAAAGCGATGCCGTCATAAGCGGTGGCATTCTTTATCACACGTTGACGAATAAACCGCAGCCCGTGAAGGCGGAGGTTCCGCAGAAGGAGAAGATTGTTACCGAATACCGTGAGAAGGAAGTGCCCGTCCCCGTAGAGGTGCCGAAGCCGTATATTCCGAAATGGGTTTGGTGGGTTGCAGGATGGGCTGCCGTATGTACCGGTTGGTTTGCCATCAAGCTGTTTCTGCGAATTAGAGGGCTGAAAATTTAGACCACAGAGGGGCAAAAGAAAGCCCCCACCGTTTATTTAAGCTTCCACACTTGAAATAAATAAAGGAAATCACACGCATCCCCGGCGAGGGCTTAGACCCCAAGGTTGTGTGTGATTTTCTTTGTGTGGAAGTGCCACAAATGTAATGACTTAAAATGATAAAAGCAAATGACCAAGAAAGAAATTTTCGAGGAAATCTTCAATGTAGTATGTGATGTATGTGAAGTGACGAAAGACGACATCCTGCGTGGAGTCAAGAAATCGGAGATTGTGGAGGCCAGAAGCATAGCCGCTCACTATATGTCAAGATACGGAGTTTTGCCGAGTGACGTTATACGGTTCAGCGGAGGGATTGTCCGACACCGGCACTGCGTGACCAAGTCCGCTAACATGTACCATGAGCGTTATGAACAGTCGTTCTCGTTCCGGTGCGATGCGGATGCTGTCGGCAACATTCTGGAAACGAACCTGCAACAAAAGGGAAACCAAGAGGCAACGAGATAATTTGTGAAGGTTGGTGTTTGCCATACCTTTGTCATACCGATTGTACAACGGGTATGTATAACAAATTAAACGTCACAAATTATGTCAGACGCAAAGACTTATATTTTCGGAGAGAACGGCGGCACGAACGGAATGCTGTCGGCTCTCGCTCCGCTTCTGAACAAGAGCGGACTCGATCCGAATCTCCTGCTTGCCATGAACAACGGCGGCGGTGGCTTCGGAGGTAACGGCAACTGGCTTTGGATAATCTTCCTTTTCTTCATTTGGGGATGGGGAGGAAACCGAGGCTGGGGCAACGGTGGCAACGGGCAGGACGGTCTTGCAGCTCTCATCAACAACGACAACGGAAGGGATCTTCTCATGTCTGCGATTCAGGGCAACGGGACAGCAATCAGCCAGCTTGCATCAACGCTCAATTGCAGTGTGAACACAATCCAGCAGGGTATCAACTCGCTCATGTCCTCTGTGCAAGGTGTCGGCAATCAGGTAGGCATGTCCTCAATGCAAATAATCAACGCAATTCAGGCGGGCAATACGTCTATTGCTTCGCAGATTGCACAATGTTGCTGCGAGAACAAGCTCCTCGTGACCCAGCAGGGCTATGAGAACCGCATCGCCAACTCTGAACAGACGGCCATCCTCGGTGGCAAGATTGACCAGCAGACCACACTTCTCAACGACAAATTCTGTCAGCTCGAGATGCGTGAGATGCAGAGCAAGATTGACTCACTTCGCGAGGAAAGAAGCTCTCTCTTGTCGCAAATTTCCAATGCCAACCAGACGGCTGCCATCCAGCAGTATGTCGGGACTGTCGTTGCACCTATCGCGAAAGAGGTCGCTGAAATTAAAGCTGCTCTTCCGGGGTCAGTCACCATTCCGTATAGCCCAGTAGTGGGTGTTCCGTCCTGCGTGGCGGCTCAATACGGACTTGGTACATTCGGTGCTGGAGTAAGTCCGCAGTGGCTGTAGGAAAAATGGAGTCCAAATAGTCTCCTATGTGGACTCCATTATCTATTGAACCATAAAAATAAATGTTATGCCACAGTATAATCCTATTTTCTACCTTGCCAACAGAAACGGCATTCCGCGCATTGAGTCGCAGTCCGTCACAGTGAACGGGACCACGGACGTGGCTTTCGCATTCAGTAACGACATTAGTTTCTCAAGAAACTTCGGTGGACTCGTCCTCGTGAAACTAAGTCAGGCAATCCCGGCAGGAACGACGGCAACGCTCCCGATAGTGTTTAAATCTATCAACGGGGGCACACGTCCACTCGTCGGCTACAATGGTGCTCCAGTAACGGTCGGCGACATTTCGGGAACCGGAATATACCTCGTGTACTACGAGAACGATATGCTTCAACTGGTGAAGGCCGTGTAGAAACACACATCAAGTAACAAAATTAAAATAACAAGACAGTATGTTCAGCGCATTGAGAGAATCGTCCCCATTCTATATACTTCGCAGGGGAGCCGGAGAGATTCCGGTATTGCAGACAGGGCAGGTGCAGTCAGTTTCGCAGCCCAAACCGAAATTCGGGACATTTCCCGGGCAGTTCGGTGCGGAAACCACAGTGGACGTGAAGGTCACGGTGGGAAACGAGACGCAGAGCTTCGAGCAGCTTCCGAGCCAACTCACGATAGCGAATTTCGGTTCAAGCGGAATCGTGGTATCGGAAAGCAGGGAAGCCATCCTCGCCGAGGTCGAATCCATCCATAGGAACAGCCTTGATATAGTCAAGAGCCGTGACTATCACGAGAAGGTGGCGGAGGCTTGCGGTCAGATAGAGTTAGAACTCAACCCTCAGCTCCGGAAGGAGAGGGAACAGGAGGAAAGGATTGCCGTCCTCGAAGGCAAGATCGGAGGTCTCGACGGCTCCATAGCGGAGTTGAAGGACATTGTCATCAAAGCCATGAGCAAGACTGACAAAAATTGATTTGCCATGTATATGATAGAAATCGAGGAAAGCAAGGTGGACAGGATGTCCGAACTTGCACAGACTATGCTCCGTGCCGGAGGGCAACTCATGGAGTGCATTGAAGAATGCTCCGACCGAGGTTCCTACGGGGAGCGCAACGAGCGTTATTCGAGGGAAATCCCAGAACGCGGAGACGGCGGATATGACAGCTATGGGGAAAGGCGCGGAATGCGCGGACGCCATGGGCGGTTCTGAAATGACGGAGCGCGGCGGCACATCCCGCCCGCTCCATTAAAGCAAATTTATTATGGAAAGACAATCACTGGACATGTATGATGTTCTACCTCCGGCAATGGAGAACTACCTGCGCCATTACGGCAGGCACTTTTCCGAGAACATGTGCAAGTTTGCGGTGTCGAGAATGAAACGCCGCAATGCCGGAACCGGAAGAACAGAAAGGGTCGAAATGACAACACGGAAGAAATTTGAGGAACTGATGTCCGCACATGGCATCGTGCCCGAAAACGACATTCTGTATGACGGTCTTTATGTCTTCAACATGGCGATGGCTGACTTCTTTGGCTCATCTCTTCCAGACGAGAAAAGCGTCTGTCTTTTCGTGAAGGATTATGTCGACGATGTGGACCAGGCAGACGGATTCATCTTCAACCGGTTCTATGCGGACATGGTGAGGAACGGGATACCCATACCATGGGAAGAGTGCCTGTGACGGATATTCGTAAAGACTTCCATGTTGCGCGGTGCGACTGGGAGGTGAGCGCATTCTGCGGCAGTCTCCACAGGATGAGGGACGACATTGTCCGTGAACTCGAAAGGATAGACTGTCCGGAACACATCATACGCGAAGCCGACTCTCTTCTGAGAAAAGGAATTGAGAATAACGGACTCACATACACGAACAGAACTCTGCGGCATACGGTGCTCGTCATAGGGACGGCATCTTCAGCGGCAGAGTTCTTCAATAGTCTTACGCACGAATCGAGGCATCTCGAAGCGCACATTGCGGACACATTCAGCCTTGATCCTTTCGGCGAAGAAATCTGCTACATTGCGGGCGAAATTGCCGCAAATCTGTTTCCGCTTGCACAGCCATATCTGTGCTACAATTCCTCTTCGGAATTGACATAATCGATAATCCTTCTATTGGCGGCATCAACCTTCTTGTAATCATAATTGATATAAATTGAAGTTGTCGGGCATCCCATTTCATGGCCAAGTCCGGCCGCGATGGTTTCCTTTGGAATGTCAAGTTCTGCCGCGATGGTCGCCCACGTATGCCTGCACCAATACTGTGATATGCCTGGAAAAAGCGGTACTTCGTTCTTCCCCGCGGCATGTCCCGGGCGAGACGATGTGCCGATTGTCTTAAGATTATCACCCATTCTATGAAGCCAGTCCTTATAGCTTGAGCACGAATCCATCACAAACAGCAAATGCTCTGTTCCCGCATACTTTTCAATAAGCCTCATCGCCTCCGGCTCAACCTTTATCGAATACGACTTATGTGTTTTGGAACGGATGTATTCAAGCCGTCCGTTGGTCAATGCTCCTTTAGGGGCGTTCAGCAAATCAACGGCATTCACGCCTATCAGATAAAACATCAACATAAATATATCGCGGTACACAGATTTCTCTGCTGTCAGAGGATAATCTCGAAGAGTCCGCAACTGCCGGACGGAAAGAGAACGCTTCCGTGTCGGTTCAGTCTTCAGTTTGAATTTTCTGAAAGGATAACAGGTTGTGAGCTCGTCATCTATCGCGTCATTGAACACGGCCCGAATATTTCTATAATGCACATTGCGCGAGTTTCGGCAATTTGTCAGGGCAAGAAAGGCATCGAAACGAATTAGGTAGTCCTTGTCTATGTCCTCAAAACTCCGCTTCTCAAGTTCGGTATCAAAGGCCTGAAGCCTGACGAGAGTCGAATGGTACGCAGCTCTTGTTCCAGGAGTGTTCCTCGATGCGGAAAAGGAAAGGTACTTGCGTAAAAACTCTCCATTTTTAGAAGTGTCCACTGGGGTCACTTTTCCTTCAAGGCGCGCCTTCAATTCGGTTGGCTCAATCGTCTTCAACTCTCCGGAAGTTTCGAGCTCCATCAAATCGGAGTTTATCTGTGTCTGCCTTATTAGCATGAAATCATTGAGTCCCTTCTTTCGCGGGTGGTTAATGACACGAGAAGATGCAGCATCCCACTGTATGGGCAGCACCCTTATTCCAAGATTTATTAGAAGTGTTTTCTTCTTGAATGTCATCCGGATTTTGATAGGGGCAGTCTTCCCTTCCGGAACATTCCGGGTGTCAAGGTAAAAGCTTGTTGCGATCATAATTCTTTAACACGATTTTAACACACATACCTCGCCAAAGTTCGTCAAAATTCGCCAAAATTCGCCAAAACAGTCTTGAAAAATATTTGTTTTTAGTCCAGAAAACGCGAAAAAATAACTCTCTGAACTTCATTAATCATTGAAATTCAGAGAGTTATAATCGTGACCCGCACAGGATTCAAACCTGTAACCTTTTGATCCGTAGGCTTGCGAGGTTACGTCAAATATTCTGAATATCAATGATATACAAATTTAACACAAGAAAACTAACACGAATTTAACACAGATTTTCCGCGTTAATGACCTTTTGATAAGGCGCGGTGTGCATTTTTTACATTATATTAAGGGGTTTGTGGAGCGGATTTAACATCTATTTCTCGTACTCAATAAAAGCATTGTATGGGGCCTTATACTTATTGACACCATCCGAAATCTTAAACTTTTCTACGTATCCATCTCCATAGGTTTTTTCTTCATATACCGGTTCTTGCATAGTTGATGTTCTTACATTCGTTATTCCGGAAATATAAAATTCGTTTCGTATAGGCATATCTTGCCCATTATGAACCAACATTATTCTGTTCATAAACAGATAGGGCGAAGCATTATGGTCGCTGAAATGGATTGACGAAGGCTCATTATATGGTGCTTCAACCAAATCATCGGAAGTAAATCTGCGACTAAAGACTGGAAATTCACAAAAAATCTTTCCAACGCCTCCCGGGATTATTGATATTGGACGTTCCCTATAAGAAGCCGCATGCCCTCCACTATGAGTAGAAGTGCTTTCGCGTCCATACGCATAAACATTCGCCGAGGAATAGGTGTCGCGCAAATACGATAATGAGCCAATATTGCCGTCTGACACAGCGTGAGAATTCAGAAAAGCTGAAGTGGACGAATTCCCAGAAACTGACACATTCCCAGAGCGGCTTGTATTTGTCGTTGAAGACCACGACGCAGACATCTTGTCACGATAATAATCAAAGGCGATTCCATTGACGCAGAAAAAAGAACGAGCAAAATCAACCTCAATGTCATCATTGGTTCGGTTTTCTATAAGAAAGCAGAAGGAATTGTCAGAGAAGTCATACGTTATTCGCACGGCATCATTCTCATAATACAAGGCCTTATACTCATTCGCCGTCAATTGATCTGACGCCAAAGTCACAACTTGTGTATACTTAACCGTCGAACAAGAAATAAGCAACATGCTTTCAATTAAGATAAAAAATTTTTTCATATCTGTTCTATTTCTTAACGTTTATATCCGCTCTTAACTCGGCGGAATTTCTGCCGGAATTATTAACCATTGCTTCGGAAAGCTTCGCATACTTGTTAATGATGTCGTAGTTCCTGGCGAGTGTATCATTTAGACGTTCCGAATATTCTCGTCTTACATCGTCAAGCTCCTTTCTTGCTTTCGCGAGCTGCTCTGCAAGACCGACATTTGCCGTGACAAGTTCGGAACTGCAATCAAGCGCCTTGTCTCTTGAACGCTCCAGGGATGTGATGTGTTCGCTGTACAGTGTTGTGTAGTGCTCACATATCTCGCTCAGGCGCTGTATCATCTTATTTGTGTCGTCTATTCTCTGTTCAGAAGCTCTCAGCAGTTCAAGCAGCGGAGCCATAATTCTACTGTTAAAAAAGTTCTGAAATGTTTCGGTTATTATTTTTTGCAAGCGGTTATCTTCGTCATCCATATCATTAAATCAGTTAAATTCAGCATTTTAGGAGTACAATACCCCCCCCCCATCGGATTTATTCAAGACAGAGGTATTTCCCTCGGAATCTGTGCTTTCTGACATTATGAAAACTAACAAACATACAACTTACTTTTAATAAAATTTAGATAACTTTAAATACCTCAACATTTGGATGTTCAGATAATAATCTGTTTCTATCTCGACGGAACGTTACTCCATCTACCAATTTCGCCTTATAACCATGATCTGTAGACCACAAAACCACAAACTGTAAATTTGTAGGTAAAGAATCATCTTCTGCCAATGGGGATAATTGCGCAACAAAAACATCTGGATGATCATCATAAAGTCTACTCTCATTTCTACTGAACTTGTCTGCATCCCACACTTCACCATATTTCATATCTGGTATTTGGACAAAATACATAGTAGACGTAGCTAATAAATCATTAGACTTAAATAGGGCTATCAAGCAAAAGATAAATAACACAATCGCAAAAACTACATAAGGGATTCTGCGGTTATTTTTATCACTGCCGAGCTCCACATCTGTCTTAACTGTCGGAATAATTCCTTCATCTATCGTTTTGTGGGTTGAAGAAAAAAACTTCATGCCTACATAAAAACAAGACAGTCCCCAAAACAATATGCCCAATAAAAAGAATATGATTTCAGCCCGAGCCTGATAGTAAAAATAAACTACGCCAAATTCGCACAATATGCTTATAGCCCACAATAACGAGCCCATAAAGCCACCACAAGCAATGGCCAACAAAACAATACTTATCAAACGACTATGTTGCATATCATTTTCTATCTAACAACACGTTAATGAGCCTTTCCTTCTCCTCGATGAGACGCTCTTTCTCCGCAAGAGAGTTCTCAAGGTATTTTATACGTTCCTTGAGTACGGCGCACTCATCGCTACCGTAGTTTATGTTTGTGCTAACGGAGCCGTTCCCGGCAACCTTCGCCGTCACTCTGTTATCACCAACGTGCGTGGCATTAGTCAGCATGCTCGTATCCCAACCCTTATCGTTTTTCAAAAGCTTACTTAAGTTTTCTTCTGAAAACGAACTCTTACCTTTAACTGCATTTGAGATTGCCACATCCGACACTCCTAAAAATTTAGCTAAATCAACTTGTTTCAAGTTGTTGGCCTTCAAAAAACCTTTTACATCCATCATTTCACAACGATATTTAATTAAGTTTTACCAAATTTTAATTAAAAAATTATTGTTTTTAATTAAATCTTAATTAACTTTGCATCGTCAAACGATACACACGGCAAGTGTTAAACATTTAACTTTAACAAGCAAGTATGCAAAGTAAAGAAAATAATTCCGTAGATACAAGGAGTTTCGAGGAAATTTGGAATTCGCTCAGCAACGAGGAAAGGACAGACCTCTCCCACAAACTTTTCTACAATAATGTCTGCAATACACGACAGACAATCTGGGCCTGGGCCACAGGACGCTATCAGCCGAAGCAGCGCATCGTAATAAACTCTCTCGTGAGGGTTCTCGGTCGCTTCCTCGGCTGCACTGTTTCTGCCCACACCCTTTTCCCAAACACGAAGTAAGGAGGATAAAACTATGACGACAGAGAGACCAAACGTAACAATGACAGGCCGATACCCTATCGGGGAGGCGGCGAAAAAGCTCGGTATCCACAGGGAAACTTTGAGAGCGAGGATCAAGGACGGGTCAGTGAAGTGCAAGTACCGCAGGAACAACCTCCGCAAGGTTATTCTCGGAAGCGAGATAATCAGGTTCTGGGAATCGGCGATGTAGTCTTAATCCTTGTTTTAGTGGAAATCGATAATCAAACACACGGCAATATGAAACGAATAATCCTTTTCTTCTTCGGCAAACGAATCCGGAAGATTTTCGTACCTCACATCTTCGGAATCGGTGGAATGCAGGGATACAACGAATTTATCGCGTCTCCCATTTCGGAATGGCGCGACCGGATATGGCTGCTCAAACGGGGCGTAATATACCCCGCAGCCAGAGACAAGTCCTTACAGTTCCTCCAGAACGGACGGATCGACGGTCAGAAGCATTGACTGGTTATGATTTACTGGGCTGATAAAATAAAATGCCACATCATTTCCGTTCGGGACAAAGTGTGAGACATTGTCAATGTTGATATAAATGGCACTGCCATCTTCGCAATAAGCTTTGATGAACCTTTTCATAACGATAAAATTTTAATTCCGATGCAAAGATAATCAAAAAGGGCTACGGCCGACACGACGATAAATTTAATTCCCAAACGCTACGCAATCACGGCCGTGCCCTTTTACAACAAACAAATGACAAGAGATATGAAACCACAAATCAAAACAATCCTCACGAGCGCAGCCGCAGTCGCGCTGTTCGTAATCGGTCTCGCGGCGTTCCTCGTTCTCATCGGAGACGAGGCTCCGGATGCCCCGATGTCGATCGGGGAGTTCATTCTGGTCAAGGGCGCAGCAATGGCGGTTCTTGTCGCGGTGGCGCTCATCGCAAAAAAGATGTTCGAGCACGGGCTTCTGCCTGAGTGGATAACTGAATAAGGAGGACGAAACATGATTGGAGGTGACTATGTCGGCGGGGACTACGACAGTCCCAACGCGCCATGGAACGAGAGACCGGTTGAATGTCCGCTGTGCAGGGGCGCTGGCTACAGATATTACGCATACAGTCTGAGGAGCGGCGAGGAGGTGGAGGTCACAAGGCACACGCTTGCCTGCCTTCCGAAAAGCGAGGCGGAAGCAGAGAACCTGAACGAGCACTATTGCCGGGCGGACGACCCGATAAGGATATGTCCCCTCTGTGACGGAAACGAGACCGTGGACGAGAGGATTGCAAATGAATACAGAAGATGAAAGCGACGACAGCTCTTTACATAGGAGGTGCGGTTCCGGGACGAAAGTCTACGTCGCGGACTCCCGGGACCGCTTTTATAAGGAAATCAAGCAGATGACCTCACCGCAGCGATGCGCGAAAGTCAGGATACCATTTTATATCAGTTTTAGATAATGGCACTCCGGAAAGACGGAGGATGCGGACGCGGTGCGGTTGGCTGGCACGCGAAAATGAGGCGGAGGTTCGAGTCCTCCCGTCCGCACAAAAAGAAAGGCCGCTCACGGGGAGCGACCAAAAACAAATGACAATGCAAAGTTATGGAAAATTCAGAGACAATGCAACAGCAGGAGGACGGACGTCCTTCATTCAGGGAGCGCGTGCTTGCGCTCCTCGCGGACAGCGCGGAAAAGATTTCCGTGCTCAGCAAGCTTGACATCTTGAAAATCACGAAACTTATCTATTACGAGTCCATCGAGAACTTCGAGATTGGAATCGAGACAAAGGGCAAAATCTGTCTGGACGAGTTCAAGATCAAGAAAGCGTATATGGAATGGGATGAAGTCGCGGAAGCGAATTTCAGAGGGCTGCTTGACTCGCAGGTTGCAAAGGTCCGAGAAGAGATGGAAACACTCGCGGCCGAAATTGAGGAAAGGGAGAAGAAGGTTGTAGAGATAGAGTCGGCACTCGAAAGACTTAACGACAACACGGAGGAATAACTATGAGCGTCTATCAGAAATTCCTTGAAGTGCAGAAGACCGTCAGGGCGCTCGCACCAAACGAGGATGGGCCAAAGGAGAAGGGCGGCTACAAGTACGTGAGCGGTGCGAAGGCTCTCTCCGTCATCCGGCCGAAGATGGACGAGGTGGGACTTCTCTGCCTCCCGGAGATTGTGGGTATCAGGAACACTCCGATGACCTACAGCACGAAGTACGGGACAAAGACGGAGATGTTCACGGAACTCGACCTTCTGTTCACGTGGGTCGACACGGAGGACGGCAGCAGCTTCACGGCACGCTTCGCGGCAAACGGGATGAACGACTGGGACAAGGGACTCGGCTCCGCACTGACCTACGGTGAACGTTATTATCTGCTGAAGGCGTTCCACATCGCAACGGACAAGGACGACATCGATTCGCTGCAAAGGGAGGAGGCAATCGGGATGTGCGAGCCCACGAAGCAGACACAGCCGCAGCAGCGCGTCAAGAAACCGATGAGCAATACCCAATTCCTAAAGGCCTGCCAGAGGATTGAGCAGGGAGACCCGATAATAAAGCAGGTGGAAGACACCTACATCCTCACTCCCGAACAGCAGGAGATAATCAACAACTATAAGTGAAACAACAACCTCCCGGAAACGGTGGAGGAATACAAAAAAATCAGAAAATGGAAAAGAAGATGACACTATTTGACCTCGGAAACGAGGAAAGGCAGATTGAGGACGCTCTCTACGAGAACGGCGGGGAACTCACACCGGAACTTGAGGACGCACTCAGTGACAACGAGGAGTCGCTGAGAAGGAAGGCGGACGGATACTTCCGTATCATCCGCGAACTCCAGTACCACGCACAGAACTGCAAGGACGAGGCGGCAAGGATGACGGAGAAGGCCAGGCGTGCCGAAAAGGCGGCGGCAAAACTCAAGGAGCACATACTCTACAGCATGGGTCTGTTCGGCTGGGACAAGTTCGAAGGTGACGAGGTGAAGTTCTCCGTAAGGAACACGAAGGCTCTTGACGTGGATGAGGAAAAGATGCTCGGAGACCTGAATGTCGGCGAACTTATAGCCGGGATGAACCTTCCCGGATTCGTCAAGGTGAGTGCAAAAATCGACAAGACCGCGTTGAAGGCCGAATTTGCGCCGGACAATCTTCCGGACGGGTGCCAGTGGGTCGAGAACCAGTCACTGAACATGAGATAGGAATATGCTCTACGATCTCAGGAAACCTCTTGACAAAAGCCGATTCGAGCGCAGGGCGGCGCAGCTTGCAAAGTCGGGCGAGGCGACGGTGGAACTCACCGAAAGGAAGAACCGCACGCTTGCACAGAACGCCTACCTGCACTTGATACTCGGATTCTTCGCGATGGAAACAGGCTATACGAGGGATTTTGTCAAGCAGGAATACTTCAAGAGGCTCGTCAATCCGGAGCTCTTCATAGAGGAGAGGGACGGAAAGCTCGGAAAGGCGGAAGTCCTGCGTTCAAGCAGGGAACTCACGACCGGGGAGATGACCACAGCGATAGAGAGGTTCAGAAACTGGAGTTCGCAGGAGGCAGGAATCTACATCCCATCCCCGAACGAGGAGGAGTTTCTGAGGGAAGTTGAGATAGAGTTGAACAAGGTAAACTACTTTATTTAGATGAGTAAAGATACATTCATATTCAGGCTCTCGTGGATGGAAGCGATGTCGGGGCTCGACGAAGATATTCAGCGCGAGGTATGCAGGGCTATTCCGATTTATGCGGCAATGGGAGAGGTTCCGGAAATGGGAACGATTGCCAAGGCCGTGTTTGGGTTCATCAAGTCAGACATGGACAGGGACAGCCAGAAGTACACGGAGACTGTCTCGCGCAGGGCTGAGGCCGGAAGACGAAGCGGGGAGCAGAGGAGAGGCACACAGAAGGTCGCGACGAACGAACAAAATGAACAAGTGTTCGATTTGTTGAACAAAGATGAACAAAATGAACAAGTGTTCGATTTGTTGAACAAAAAAAATTCGTGTTCGCATAAACGAACAAAACGAACAAATGTTCATTTTGTTCAACAAGACGAAAAACACACATATTCACGCCGTGATAATGATAGTGATTGTGATAGTGAATATGATAGTGATAGTGTAGAAAAAGAAAAGAATTCTTTTTCTTCTTCCCCCAACCCCATGCAGGGGCTTCCTGAAGAAAAACAACAAGAAAGATTTCTCCTTGAGAGGTTTTTCTTCGGGAACTATGAGGCCCCAGAATGCGAAGTCCGCAAGTTCCTCGCGTTCAACCGCACCGGAGGACGCGACTGGGACAGGATGACAGAGAAAGAAAGAGCAAGCTGCCTTGAGCTGTGGTCGCAGAAGGACGCAAGCGGCAAGGCCATTCCGCCAGGCAGGTTCAGCGGGGATTTCCTTACGATGTGGCGAGAGGCATACGACATCGCAGCAAGAAACGGCGCATCTGGAGAGATTGCCGGAGATATGCTGTCCGACGGAATCAGATGCAAGGCAACGAAAGGAGCGGCGTTCGAACTATGGCTTCCGAAAAGGCTCTACGAGTTCATCGAGAGAAACCTCGACACGCTTAAACCGATAATATGGCCGTTTATACAGTCTTCCGGATGCACCCGGCTACAGTATCACTTCACAACGGAATGATGACATGAACGAGAAACAGATGCGGCGACTTGTGACCCTTTGCCGCGAGATTGACGACCTGACGGCCGACATCTCGAAAAAGAGGTCAATGATTCAGAACAGAACAAGGCAGATAAGGCTGATTGTCAACAAAGAGCAACGGAATGGCAAGAGAAGACAGAACACTAAAGACGCAGTATGAACAGATACTCGGCACACCGCTATCAAACTTTGACATCGTGTGTTTCCGCTTCGAAACGATGAGCCGGCTGCACCAGTTCAACTGGATAACCCTGATGCACCACCTGCGAGGCAGGCTGTACGACGCCAACGAGACGCTCGTGACCGCAACAATTGTTTTTGACAAGGGTTCGCAGAACCTTCCCAAGGCGCGGAAAATCGCGACAGAGGAGATGGAGGCGACCGAGATAACACCAATTTTGAAATGAAATTCGAGTATACGAAAAACAGACCGCTGAAGGTCTTCACAACATTCTCCGGCTACGATTCGCAGTGCCTGGCGCTCGAAAGAATAGGGATTCCCTACGAGCTCGTAGGCTGGAGCGAGATTGACAAGTACGCGATTGCCGCACACAACGCTCTTTTCCCGCAGTGGAGCGACCGCAATTTTGGCGACATCAGCAAAATTGACTGGACGGATGTTCCCGGCTTCGACCTGTTCACCTACTCGTCACCGTGCCAAGACTTCTCCACGGCAGGACTACAGAGAGGCGGCTCGGAAGGCAGCGGGACGCGCAGTTCGCTCCTCTGGGAGTGCAAGAAGGCGATACTTGCGAAGCATCCGAAGTACCTTCTGCAGGAAAATGTCAAGGGGCTTGTCTCACAGAAGTTCATCAGAGATTTTCGCAAGTGGGAGCAGTGGCTCGCAGGTGAAGGTTACGACAACTTCTGCAAGGTCATCAACGCAAAAGACTGCAACGTCCCTCAGAACAGGGAACGGATATTCATGGTCAGCACGAGGGACGAGACGAACTTCCGTTTTCCGGATGCCGTGCCGCTGACCGTGCATCTCGAAGACCTTCTCGAAGAGAACGTGGGTGACGAGTACTACCTCTCGGAGAAGTCCATAGAGGGATTCCGGAAGCACAACGAGCACCACGAGGCGAAGGGGACGGGGTTCATGTGAAGGCCGATTGACGTGGGGGGGGCAGATGATATCGGCATGCTTGAGGGCACGGACTCCAGACGCAGGCACGGACAATTGGCTTGTACTTTACGAGCAAACGCAGCCCTCGCACCAACAGACAACACGATAAGAGTATGGCAGCAGCAAGAAAGAGGCTCATAGCGGTGAATCCTCACAGCCGGGGAGTAGCGATAACGATTAAGGCGAACTATTACAAGACGGGCGCATCGAACTTCGCAAGGCGCGGAACAATGGGAACAACGGGAGTAATGGAAATTTATGAAACGGACGAGAGCATACGGAGTGGCGCGGACGAGAAGCCGCGAGGGAAAGGGAGAGATTGAGAAGATAACCCTACAACCCTACACGATGTGCATCCACACGCTTGTCGGGGGGGGCTGGAAAACAATGGAGGTGCTTGTCGCGGAGGAATATGAGGAGGAGACACGATGAGAGCGATACTGAAGTACGAACGGACAGAGTTTGGCAAAGCAGTGCGAAGCGGCTATGAGCGAGGGACGATACGTCTGCCGAGAAACGCCATGAGGAGAATGGACATAAGGCGCGACGGCGTCGCCAACACGCTGACAGGGGTTACAAAAGACAATCTGCTATATGAGGACGACAGTGATTTGCGCACTGAGGGGACGGAATCCCGACAACCCCTCGGAAAGGAAAAGGAGTGAAGGGCGTTACAGGCAGAGGCTCGAAGTCGGGACAGAGGGTATCTCCAACACCCTGACAAGCGTGGAGAAAGACAACTACTTGATGGAAATGGAAAACATGATGACAGGCGAGCTCGAGGCGAACAGAGAGCTCATTAAAAAGTTTCTGGGGAACGATCTCGACACGCTGCGCAAGAGGTACAAGCACCTGGACGGTTGGACCGCAGACGCGATGATACGGGCAGAACTCGAAGCCGCCATGAAGCCCAGGCTGCGTCCCACAGCAAGACCGGAAGGCAAAGGCTGGGTCTGGGACGATGAAAAGGGCAAGTGGTTCAGAGTGCGCAAGCTCACTAACCGAGAATGCTTCCGGCTGATGGATGTATCTGAAACGGATATTGACAAGATACAGGCAGCCGGCATAAGCAAGTCACAGCAATACAAAATGGCGGGCAACAGCATTGTCGTGGCGTGCCTCGCGGGAATCTTCGGAAACCTCTTCGATACAACGGAAAGGATAAAAACGACACTATTCTAAATAAAAACACTTAAAAATCATAAACATTATGGCAAACTTTTCAATCAGAATTAATTTGAAGAAGCTGAACCAGGCTGGCCTCGTTAACATCAAAGGCAAGGACGGAAGGACGCGCAGGTGCATTGTAATCCCGACGGACGTGAACCGAGAGATCTTCGTGGGAGAGAAGAACATCTACTTCAACCTCTCGGCGTTCGAGACAAAGGAGGTGTCACAGTTCGGAGACACCCACATGCTCAAAGGCAACCTTGACAAGGAGGCGTTCGAAGCACTCTCGGAGGAAGAGAGACGGAACCTGCCCATCCTCGGCAACATGAAGCCACTTGAAAGGAAGGTTCAGGAAATGCAAGCCACAAGCATACCGGACGCGGCAGTTTCGGTTGCAGACGAGGAGGACGATCTGCCTTTCTGATATGGTAGCGGAAAACAAGTTCATCGACCAGCCGGCTGACATGGTCGGCGGTCGTCTCAAGAAGGGTGCAGTCTCGCCGCACGACCCACACTGCAACATCGGTGACAGCCGCGAGCAATTAATAGCATGGATTAACAGACGAAAGGATAACAGACAATGAAAGCGACTATACATCTAAAAAACGAAGATTATAACTTCCATCCTGCTATCGGAATTGAGGTTGAATTACCGACACGCCCTGTGGTTGGCGATGTCCTATTTCTATCGAAGGCCGACAAAGAGGAACTGATAAGACAAATTGAGGAATGGTCAGAAGGGCATAGTATAACCGAAGACCGCAACCCTTATTGGTGGGAATACGGCGGACGCTACGGCTGGAACGAAATAGACAGCGCTTTCTACGTATTAGACATAGCCTTTTTCCCAAATAAGAACGAGAACAAATACGACTTGCACATCGATTTAAGCAAGGATCACTAATCAAAATACCATAGAATATGAAAGTTCTATTATCAATTAAACCTGAATTCGTGGAGAAGATTTTTGATGGGAGTAAAAAGTATGAATATCGTAAAGTATTACCTAAAAGAACTGATATAAGTGTAATTGTTATCTATGCATCTGCTCCCGTTCAACGCGTCGTTGGTGAATTTAGAATAAAAGAGATATTTTCGGAAAGTGTAGATATTTTATGGGAGAGAACAAAAGAATATTCAGGCATATCGAAAGATTATTATATGTCATACTTCCAGCATAAAAACGTCGCAAACGCAATAGAAATAGGTGAGATGAAGAAATATAAAGAGACAAAATTGCTCTCTGATTATAAAATCGTTCAGGCTCCACAATCATTTTGTTATATCTCAGATTAGAATCAAACGCAGAAACGAGAAATGAAGAAGATTAAGTTCGATGTTATGCTCAATGACAGGTGGCAGTGCACGCTCACATACGAGTACTGCCCGCTGTTTCCAATCGACGAAGAAGACCTTCGGAAGTTCATTGAAGAACAGAGGCCGACATTAAGAAATAAACCATTTAAAATCGCATTTTGAATATGGAAAAAGAATACGTTGATATGGGATTGCCTTCAGGAACTTTGTGGGCATCCGAAAACGAAGAAGGGTATTTCACCTTTGATGAAGCTGTTGAAAAATTCGGAAACAACCTTCCTGCAAGGTGGCAATTCTGCGAGTTGGTAGAAAACTGTGATTGTGTATTTGATATAGAAAAAAGGGCTCTAATATGTAAGTCCAAATTTAATGGGAATACTATTGAGTTTCCTGCGTTGGGTTGTCGATACGATACGGGGGGTCCTGATAGTTTCGGCGATATCGGCTTCTATTGGTCCTGCACTCCGTGCTCCGATAGTAGGACCTTTGTATGGTATTTCAGATTCCACAACTACGACAAATACGGGCCGATACACTTCTGCGCACGTTATTTCGGTCAGTCTGTCCGTTTATGCAAACTTGAGAGAAGTGGCATAAAATAAAAGGTCCAAAAAAGAATTGAAAAAGAATAGTATGGTTTCAAAAGAAAAAAGAGAAGAGGTTTGGAGACATATAAAACCTTTGGACGACACGGAAACTACGAAAGATTTAATTCCCATTTGTCAACGATGCGAAAATTGGAGCAAAGACAACGACCCCATAGAATGGTGTGAAGATAAAGAAAAATGTCCAGTTTTCCAGCTATGGCTATCTAATAAATATCTTGAATGGCTTTATAGATCTGAATAAACTTTAAAGTTATGACAATAAAAGAAAAGGCAAAAGACTTCGCAGGTTTAAAGTCTGACTCAAAGGACGTACTTGCTGATTTATTTAAAAGTTTAGCATATAAAGGCTATATGGAAGGTGCTACATGGATGCTTGAAAAGGCAGTAAAGTGGTTAAAGGAGAATGCCCAGAACTACTATGAGGACGCATCAATGCATGACAATTGTTGGTATGACGATGAACAGATGATAGAAGATTTCCAAAAAGCAATGGAGGAATAATTATGAAAATCAGTGCAAAAGCAAAGGATTACAGGAATGAAAGGTCAATATTCTTCGGATGCTATCGAGATGTCGATGAAAGTGACCTCGAAGATGCTTTTATTGATGGTGCACAGTGGATGCAATCAGAATTGGTAGAAAAAGCCATCGAATGGTTTAAGAATCAAAAGGAAGAGATAGGAATATCTTGGTTTGATGATTATGAAATAAGATTCAGAAAAGCAATGGAGGAATAGTTATGAGTGAGATTTATTGGATAACAGTACTTAGTAACATTAGGCATGTTGCAATTATATTACTACTTGTATCAATCTTAATTTTAACAATTTGTATCGCAATACGATTTGTTGCATTCGAGTATATAGATACAACTGACGAAGACCAAATGCGGAATTTTAAGGCACTCAAAAGGATGATGACATCTTCCTTTGTTATTGGTTTAATATCATTGATTACTTTAGTCTTTGTCCCTTCCAAACAAGATATGTATCTTATCTATGGTGCAGGCAATGTCATTGACTGTTGTCAGGACAATCCCAAAGTAAAAGAACTTCCTGATAAGGCAGTTGAGGCATTGAATACTTGGTTGGATATGGTAACCGAAAAGGAGGAATAGCTATGCAGAAGATTGAAAACGCGACTTACTATAAATGTGATTATTGTGGTAGAATTTCAACAAAGATATCAGCGATGATTATACACGAAAGACACTGCCACAAAAATCCTCACAATGACTGTCTTTGTGTAAGGTGCGGTTATGCTATTGTCGGGAAGGCGAAGGGGTACATAGAAGGTGACTATGCAGGATACGAAGCAGAAACATTGTTGTCTTATTGTACTAAACATAAGGAATTTATGGGCTTACGGCAATCATACTGCTATGCGGAAGGCATTACGAACGGCAATTGCTTTGAAGCGAAGTATGCAGATAAGGGATGCGATGATTACACAGACGATAACGTGGTCCCCTATTCGTATGAACTCGGCTTCTCAATGACGGATTTAGCCAAAGCTGAGAACGATGGAAAGAATGTGGATGATGTCATCCGTGCTTTGATTAAACAAATACCGGGTGCCTCTTATAGGGATATACAGAGTTTTATTAAGTAATATAGTTATGGCTTGGATAGCAAGAAATAATAATGGCATATTGGTTATTAGTAATAATAAACCAGTACGCGTTAATCTTAGAAGATTAAAGTATTGGAGTTTTGATATGGAGATGCTTTTGGATGAGCATGCTGATACGTATTTTGTCCAGCTTCCTTCTGATGCAGATGAAAGGTTAATAGGACGGCATATTACATGGGAAGATGAACCAGTAGAAATTGAATAGTTATGAAAACGAAAGAACAAATACTTGAATGGCTTAATCAACAGCCGTGGAAAGGAGAATTTTACGAAGCTGCATTTCTTTGTGAAAATTCGAAAAGGGTTTATAATGAAAGCGTCTTAATATACGCATTCCTTTGGGGCGCGACCGTACAAGGGGAAGATATATGGTCAAAACGTAACAAAGAATACCAGAAATGGTATAACTCCAACAGCAAGCCAATGTCTTGGGAGGAGTATTGCAAACAAAGTCCCATAAAAGAGGGTGATTACTTCATGACTAATTGGGGCGAAGTTCACCCTATGGAACGCCGTGGAGAAAGAAACTCTAAAATAGATATCAATATAATGCCCAAAGACCACTGCGCGGCGTTTGTTGCCTACATGAAACTTTTTCAGTTGAGAAATGCGTGGGTGGAAGATGAGAATTTAGAGGAATTGCCAACTACATATAAAATCCTTTATCAGGACGGAGAATTTGACATCTTTCGCGGGCACACTTCCACAGGACTTTCATTTCAAAACAAAGAAGAGGCAAAAGAATTCATGGAAACTTTTGGGAATCTTCTAAAAACTGCTAAACCATTGTTGTAATGGAATATTTTAATATGGACAATCCTGTTGACAAGGCTTTTATTGATGGCTATAACACCGCACTTGATGATGCTGCCGAATGGTTTACGGTGTACCTTGGAGAGGGTAACACCATTGATGACTGGTGTCGAGATAGCAAAGTGCTTGAAAATGGAAGAGAAAAGTTTTTCAATGAATTGGGGGAATAGATATGTGTAACATTGAATTTCCGCATTTCGGGGCAGCGTACCCAGATGCACATTGTATTGACGGATATTTGTGGGATATGGATTCCTACGAAGATGGTTGCTATACCTCAGGGGGTGACGACCCATGTCCATTCTGCAATACGGAGAAATGGCTTAAAGATGTTGTCGGTTCCGTGTTTGATACAAAGGAAGAAGCCCTTGTATGGATGAGAAAAATGCGTGCTAAATATGGTAGCAAAGAATAAGCGGTAGGCAGAAATTCTTAAAATTTATGGAGGAATAATTATGAGTATACTTCTTGGACTTATATATTTAGCACTTGCAGCGATATGTTCGTGTATAGCCCTTATGGTATATGAAGATAAACGCATCTGGTCTAAAATTATGGCGGGTGTATTATTATTTATTGGTACTGCTGGGCTCGTCGTATTAGCTATTATACAATTCGCGGCAGGAATTGTCGATTTGATTAACAAGCCGGAACAATACTCCTATCCAGCATCAGAATATCGAATGTCAATCAAAACAACAACGATGAATAATCAGACCGACACAACTTATGTAATTACAGAACGGTCAAATACTCATTAGATGTATTTTATGAAAGAAGATAGCAATGAAACGATACCGGATTGTAAGTGGCGAAGGCTATAACGGATGTATGCCTATCACGGTGTATTGGGTACAGGTTCGTGTTGATAGGATGTTCACGAGCGAGTATGTGAACGTGAAAGGATTTGAATCATACAGTCGTGCTAAAGAACTATTGAACTACTTGAATAATTGATTATGAATTTGCTATATATAGACCTCTTTTGCGGAGCAGGAGGAACTTATATAATTTCTAAAATTAAATAGCTATGGCGTGGATAGTAAGAAATAAAGATGGAGTACTGCTGATTAGCGACAATAAGCCAGAACGCATTAACCATAAATACTGGGGTTTTAATGCAGAAATACTTATGGATAAATTTGCTGATACAACTTTTGCTGAGCTTATTTCAATTGCTGATGAATTACTTATTGGGCGACATATTACTTGGGATGATGAACCTGTTGAAATTGAATAGTTATGATGACACAAATCGTTCTTGACTGGATGAAAGCAAATCCAGAAGAAGCAAGATTCATAATTCTTATGCTACTTGAAGATGACGTTATTACAATAGCTGATTTGGTGAAGCTCAAAGAGGATGCCATGCGTAACGTTATAAAAACCAAAACAGAGGAGTTATCAAAATCTTGTGCTCTCATATTGAGATATAAGGAAAAGATAAATCCGAGGAATCTTAATAATGATGCAGATAATTTTCTTAAAAACTGCTCATATACTGGATTAAATCTTGATAAAAATAAATAAAAAGAAACAGTATGAAAACAAAAGAAGAAATTTTAAAGTGGTTGGATAAACAAGCTTGGAAAAGTGAGTTTTATGAAGCTGTTTTCCTATACGGGACTGAACCAATGCATTACGACATCTTCTTTATAGGTAAAGCATTTGATTGGACCAAAACAAAGCAAGGCAAAGATGTCTGGTGTAAGAGAGATAATGAATATCTAAAATGGTACGTCGCCGAGAAACCGCTATCTTGGGAGATGTATTGCAAACTACATCCAATAACTAAAGGCGATTGCTGTATTGAAGATGGCGAAGTCTGTGAGATGTGGAATCCATTATTGACACCGCAAGAAAGAGACCCAAAGACTTGTGTTGATGTAATGTCTGAAAAATTATGTGATGCATTTATTGCATACATGAAGCTCATTCAGTTACGAAATGCGTGGGTGAATTCTAATTTTGATCCTCTTTGTCATAAGATAGTAGTTATTGAAGATACTATTGTTTTCGAACTATGTTATGCTAATACTAACGGGCTTTCTTTTCCGACTAACAAAATGGCAAAAGAATTTGCCGAGACATTCAAAGACATCTTAGATATAGCAAAACCGTTACTATAATGACGAAGGAGGTCCCCGACAATTGAATGGTTCGGTTTGATTGAGGAGGAATGATATTCTCCACATTTGCATCAATTACAAATTGTCGCTTTTTATCCTGCAAGGTGTCGCGAAATGCCGAGAAAACACCTTGCGTGTGATTACAAAAAGTCGTATTTTTGTATATCTTCCGAACAAAAACAGCCCGCGATTCTCACCGGAGGCTGCCCAATAAAATTACCATCACAAAAGTAAGCATTAAAATCATAGTTGGCAATGAAGGAGAGAATTATTTTGGGTATAGACCCGGACACCGAGAAGTCCGGAGTGGCAAAACTTCATCTCGACGGGCAGGGCAACCACTCGCTGTCATTGTTCCGGATGACGTTCCCCGAACTGATGGACTTTCTGCAGACGTTTTCCGAGTTAGGACAGACGGAAAGCATCACTGTCGTCGTAGAAAGGGGGTGGTTCACGACAACAAACTATCATCTAAGATTCGACCGCGGGCAGAGGTTTGCCTCAAGACAGGGCGTCGACATAGGAAGGAATCACGAGACGGGACGCAAGATTGTCGAGATGGCACGGCACTACGGACTGGACGTGACGGAAATGAACCCACTACCGAAGAAATGGAGCGGGAAAGACGGCAAGATAACAAAGGAGGAACTTGAATCCTTCACCGGGCCGCTCCCCAGATGCTCCCAAGACGAGAGGGACGCGGCCCTGCTCGCATGGGTTCACGCCGGGCTTCCCATATCGGTGAGAGTATCGCATAAAAGGGAGGTATAGCATGATGACCGGAGACCACATTAACACTATGGTTGCGGACATCTGCCGCATCCCGACAAGGACAGACGCTCTGATGATGATTTATAGGGACAAATGCGTATTTAATGCTGCGGCATGCTCGCTGCTCGGAGTGTGTTCCGGAACGAGAGTCCGTTTTGTCCGCAATCTTGAGGCGAGGTGTGAAAGTGAGAGCAGACGGATATATGCCGGTGTATCGCGTGACACGTCTGGCTATCACGTAACGATGCGCGGTGCTTCTGGCTCCGCATGCATAAACTCGCGTAGGCTCAGTAGATTTCTCTCTGAGAAGCTCGAAGGGTACGGAACTTATTCAGTATGTCGAGACTCCTACATAGAGGATAACGGAACAAAATTCCACGAGATATTTTTCAGAAAGTTCACAAGGACAAATTGATGGGCAAAGACAGTGCTGGCATCGGAACGGATGTAAGTATATTTGTCGACAAACGATTACAAGATAGATGTTCACACTGCAAATCAAATACGATGATGTCCTCGCGAAGATTCGCGACGAGATTTCTCGTGTCGCCGACAAGGCCTATGACGACGAAGGGAACTCGCTGTATGACGGCATAGTTGTCACGTCCTCCGATGAGGCGACACTGACTGCAATGATTTCCGACTCCATCAATTCGTTTGTCAGGAGAGTCTCGGACATAGTGTCTGGAATGGAAAACTCTGCCGATGGGACAGGAATAAGCATTGACGTCCCTGACTTCGATACGGGCAATTTTGGAGATGCAGTTTCAAGCGAGTTCGAGAGGCACATTGTGCTCAACGTGTGCGCGGCATGGCTCCAGGAGAGATACTCTGAGCGTTCCGAAGAATACGTGGCAAGGGGGCAGGTCGCGGCAGACAAGACTGTTGCCCTGCTCAAGACAAGGAAAAAACCAGGCATAACAAGACAATGACGGCAAACATCACACTGAAAAGGGAGGAGATTCTGTTTGACATAATGAACAGGTCCCATTCGGAATGTGCGAACATCACCGATGTCGAGGCGCGTTACCGCGCAGAAGCCGGAAGCGATCGGAAGGAGCTTATCGGGCGTCTCCTCGGAGAGGCCACTTCGGAACTGAAGTCAGCCATATCGCGCTGGCTCACGGACGAGTTCTCAAGAATCGGGAACGACATTCCGGAAGACGGAGACGTCACGCTCCAGATGGAGCTGTCACAGAGGCGTATCGACGGAAAGGTCCCGGCACTCAAGGAACGGGCGCACGCCTATCTTGTAGAGAGGACGTTGTTCCGCTTCTATGCGACGGCGGGACAGCCTGAACTCTCGACCGCCTACCAAAGGCGTTCCGAAGATAGCATTGCAGCCATAGAAAGAATAATGTTCAGCAAGAAGCAGCCGATGATATGATGACAGAGACGACATACAAGACAAGGAAGATAACGATACACAAACCCAAGGTGTACGCGGATATAGACGTGGCCACCTTCAAGTATATGGATGCCGGAGAGGGAGCGTCACCGAGAAGGGAAAACGCCATAGCCTCTGATTCGTTGGAATCCCTTGACCGGAGCATCGTCGTCTCTCTCGTGGACTATAGGGACGCAATGCTGCGACGCAGCTTGCAGACCTGCCTCGCTGATGAGGATGTAGAATCGGCCGATGACATCCAGGACAATGAAGAATACTATTTCTACATGTTCCGGCTTCCGGAAGGCTTCCGGGATTCACAGCTCAAACCTATGGCGATATTCATCCACCGCTACCTCGTGCTTGGGGCTCTCCACGACTGGTATCTAAGGATAGGAAGCGCACAAGCACAGGCATACAGTTCACAGCTTGAGGAAATGGAACGTGAAATCGTGTCGGCATTCAGGAGCCCGAGCGTGGCGAAGAGACCACTTCAGCCGTTCGGGCCAGCAGGAAGAACAAAGGGACCCCTTAATTTTTAATCAGGCGATATGGCAAAAGGAAGACAGGCCGGAGACGGCCGCGGAAGAATGGGAGGTCGACAGAAGGGAACTCCCAACAAGGTCACGAGACCGATGAGGGAACTCCTCGCCTCGTTCTGTGAAGAATCATTTAAAGACTTCGTGAAGGCCTTCAGGGAAGTGAAGAACCCAGCGGACAAGTGCCGAATCTATCTTGACGCACAGGCCTATGTCACGCCCAAGCTCTCATCCGTTGACCTCAAGCCAACCGATGCGGGGAAAAGCCTTGCGGACGAGCTCGACGAGATTGCTTCCGAGGAGAAATAACAAAAATCTGATTTTTGCATACATACTTTGCAGAATGTCGCGCCCTGTCGTGAGACAAGACGCGACTTTTCTTCGCCCAAACAGATAATACTCAGAGTTCTACTTCTTGGGGATATTGAAGAACCCGTATGTCTCCCCTGTTCTGAACCAATATATATTCTCATCACTATTCTCCGGAAATCCAAGACGCGCTTCCGCCACAGATCTTGACGGATGACCCGCGACAACTGCGCCTATCTCGTCAGCGCACGATATCATCTCCGCAAGAGAACGTGCAGATTCGATGTCGTTGACAAGCACTATGCCGTTGCCTATGTCAAGCCGTCCTCCGAGAATTGTCGAGGGCGACACTTCCTGTTTTATTATACTTATCGTTTCCATATTTTCGGTTTTTCGGCAAAGATATGCAAAATTTTCATCAATCAGGTCTGTTTCACTGAAGTAGTTTAAGGTAGTTGAGTGGGCAAAGTGAGTGCGGTATCTGTCCTCGTCTTCATTTACTTTGTACGTATAAAAACACAAGGGAAATGATAGGTTCAATAATAGGAGGCGTCGCCTCACTCGGCTCTGCAATCTACGGAGCCGTCGCGTCATCGAAGGCGAACAACAAGGCACGTCAACTTCTCTCCGATCAGAAGCAGAAGAACGAGGACTGGTACAACACGAAGATGTCCGAGGACTATACGAAACGGAGCGACGCGCAGGCAGTCATCAGCAAGCAGCGGGAGCTTCTCAACGAGCAGTATAGAAATGCGAAGGCGACGAATATCGTTGCCGGAGGTACGGACGAATCCCTCGCCCTTCAGAAGGAGTCAGCAAACAAGGCACTCGCGCAGACTATGAGCGACATCGCCTCACAGGCTTCTGATTACAAGGACAACATCGAGCAGCAGTACCGCTCGCAGGACGCGGCTCTCGCCCAGCAGCAGGCGCAGAACTATGCAGCTCAGGGAGCGGCGGCCGCCCAGGCAGCGGGACAGGCCGTCAATGCAGGCGTCAGTCTGATGGGAAACGACATATCCGAGATGTCGAAGGCAAAGGCCGTAAAGGCGGCCGCAAAAGTAAACGCTTAACGGAGAAATACGATGCCAGTACCAACATCAGACGAGCTTCTCAAGAAGCAGCAGGAGGCGAACGATGAGTATATAGCCGCCATAAACCAGAACAGCGAAAAACTTGCCTCCGCAAAACAGGCGGCAGCGGACACATACACGAGTTTGGCGACGCTGAACAACAAGCGGGTGGATGCGGCAGGAGACGCGCTCGCCGCGGATATCGGAAAAATCAACGGAGAACAGACTCAGTATTTTGCCGACCTTCTAAAACAGCGCGGGCTTGACGTCAAGAAAGCCGAGGCCGAGGACGCGGAATTGACCGAGGGAGAGAGAAAGGCGGCCGCCTGGACTGGAGCGACCGAACTTGCCGCCGCAATCGCGAACATGGTCGGTGTCGGAAGTTTCAACGCATCCAACCAGAAATACCATTCGTTCTCTCAGGACTGGATGAAGAAGGCTGACGAGAACAGGAAGGCAAGGAGAAAGAGGATGGACGACCTCCGCGAGCGTCAGAATGCCGCGGGGGCTCAGCTTTCTGCGATAAAGGCGAGCGGGGCAAAGGACCTCGCGCAGTTGCGTGCAAGGCTTGTTGGAGAAAAGGCGGCGCGTGACAACAGCGTGCTCGGCGTTAAGTTTAAAGCAGAGAACGAGGTAGCAGCGGCCGAAGCGACTGGAAGACAGGCCGCAGCGGAAGCCACGGCAAAGGGCAAGCAGGCAGAAATCTCTCTCGGACTAAAGGAACAGACACGAAGCGATGCGAACAGACAGCACGAGGACGCGCTTCTCGCTCAAGGATTCAAGCGAGGCAAGGACGGAAATCTTGAGGTCGATCCCGACATCGTTGCGGCGAGGGCAGCCGCAAGGGGCAGGACGACATCGTCAGGAGGGAGAGGAAGCAGCATTCAAGTAACCTTTGCCGCATCTGGAGAGAATCCGGAAGAGACGATGACAATCAATGCGCAGAGCCTCTACAACACCATTCTCGCCAACAAGGAAGATCTCGGTCTCACGAAAGATGAGCAGAAGGAGGTTCTTAAACTCATAGGAAGCGGAGGAGCCGAGGACACCGCCAAAATTCTGACCGCCTACGCGACAAAGAACAGGAAACTACGCGACCTCGTCCGCAAGTCGGCAGTTTCGTCAACATACTACCCTGAAAATCCTCCAATCCCGTATCGTCCAGCCACAGAAGACGATGACGAAGATACCGGACTGTCTCTCTACGATTAACGCATAAACTTCCACACAGATATGACTGACAACAACAAGAGCTATTATGTACAGCTCCCTGACAAGCAGCGCGGGGAAATATGGGACGCAGATAAGTATTCAAGAAACCAACAGCAGCTTTTCAACGACCATCCCGATGCGATTGTCCTTGAGACTTCACCATTCACCAGCGACACTGAGCCGAAAGAGGGAGAGTTCTACAGCGTACATCTTCCAGGTTACAATAAGGCAGAGATGTGGGATGCTGACAAATTAGCGCGAAACAAGGAAAAGTTGCTGAAGGATCATCCGGACGTGAACATATCGCGAGGACGCACCGTCGACTATTGGGGTGACAGGCTCCGCGAGACGGACTCCGCGATAGCGCCGCTTGAGAAAAGGCTCGGAGAGATTGACGATGAACTGTCGTCTCCGGACATCCGCGTCGGCGGTTTCAGGCGCGCTGATGCCGTGAGGCTTGCGAACGAGAAAAGTGACATCGGCAAGCAACTGGAGGGGCTGTATGCCGACCGCGACAACAACTATCTGTATAGGAAGCAGCGCGAAGCACAGGCGAAGATGTTCGAAGACGAGGACACGAGGCTCAGCGAGATGCAGAAGCAGCTTTCCGATGAGAATCCGGACGCGGAGAAGGCACGACGTGCAAGCCTCGTCGGCGGTGGGGCCGGTCCACTTGCGGCATCAGCACAAGTATTCTACGGGAAAGACAGCGACCCGGAGTTCAACAGGGACGCGGAAAGCCTCGCGCTCGCAAGAATTTACCTCGATGAGGCGAAAAAGACCGCGTTTGCGCCGAGCAAGGGTGACAAAAGCAACGGATTCGCGAACTTCTTCCGTGGACTCCAGGGCGCGGCTCCCGAGTCAATATCAGTTGTGAATCTGATAAAGACGGGACTTGACATGCACCTCGTGGATGCAATAAAGAAGATACAAGAGACGGCCGGAGAAGATGCCAACATATTCGACCTTGTGAAATCGCCGGACAAACTCACTTATCTTTCATCAGCGGAGAAGGAACTCGTCAAGGCGTTCTGTATCAAGAGCGCAGTTGACGCCGATCGTGCCGGAGACCTATCTATCGGCTATCAGGCAGGAGACTCTGCGATGCGCTCGCTCGGATTCATGGCGGACTTCCTTATGTTCGGAGGTGAGGGCTCGCTTGCCAACGCGGCGGGAAAGAAGGCCACGGAAGGACTTCTCAAGGCAACGGCAAAGGCATCGAACAGACTCGCGCTCAAAGGCATGGCAAGAAAGGCCGCACTCGCTCCGGCAAAGTTCGGGATAGGAACTCTCGAAGCGGCGGTAAAGACGGCCGTAATGACGCCAATGATGCCGTCATCGTGGACGAACCTCACGGACAACCTTCTCTCAGTCAACGACGCGGGGCAGGTTGACCTCTCAGGGAAGGCTATTCTGAACGCAATCGGAGACACTTTCATTGAGAACCTTTCGGAAAATGCAGGTGAACAGGTGGAGGCAATCATCGACGCTCCATTCAAGCTCGCAGGAAAGGCCATGTCAAAGGTGATTCCGGAAACGAAATTCACGGACTGGGCAAAGATATTCAGGAACTCCGGCGCGTCACGCCTGATGAGGGATGCCGCTTGGCACGGCTACTTCGGTGAAATCGGAGAGGAATGGTACGGAAATGCCCTCCGTGTCATGACAGGAGTGGATAAGGACGCATTAAAGAATTTCGCGACGGTTGACCAGCAGCTTATAACCCTCATATCGTTCGCCCCGATGTCCGTATTCGGAATGGGAACGTCAGCGGGACAATACCTCAGCGCGAGAAAAGGGATGAACAAGTCCGCGGAACGTCTGTCCGCACTTCTCTCACAGAACGGCTATGACGAGGCGCAGATAAAAGACATCCTTGACGTCACGAAGGCGGAGAACCCGACGCAACTCGCGGCAAAGCTCTCGCCCGTCATCACTCAAGTGGCCGAAGATAATGCCACGGAGGATTCCGGAGCGCAGATCTATCGTGCCGTTTGCGACTATGCCCAAGCCGTGGCACGATACAGGGTGTTCGATGGAATACACGATGCCGATGTCTCCGACCAAAGGAACGCAATGGCAAACGAGTTGTCCGACAGGGCTGGTCTGACATCCATAGCACAGACGCATGACGCCGGAAACGGAGTGACCTACGAGACCGTGAGGACACTCACTGACCCGGATGCCGGCCCGGCTTATGTTGTGGGTGAGCAGGATGGAAAACTCGCCATCGTCCAAGCCGACAACGGAAGAAAATATTTCATTCCAAAAGAGCAGATTGGGGAGAATGTAATAGATTCCGGAGAGATGCCGCTCAACGACTTCCTTGACAGGGAAATCGCGAGGAAGAGAAGCGCGTCCGAGGCGGAGCGGATTGAGACCGACAGAAAGCAGCAGGCGCAAGAGATATTCGGTGCGCTCAACATAGGCGATAGTATCAATGTCGGGACGGAAGAAGATCCGGCGATGGGTATGGTAATAGCGAAACAGCCGGACGGCAGGACTGTCATACAGCTTCCGGACGGTTCCGTGAACGAATACACGCCTTCGGAAATCGGGAATCTCATAGGGAAACCCATATCATCTAAGACCGACGAGCAAATTGAGACCGAGGCGGCTGATGCGGAGCAGGAAGTGGATGATGCTGTCAGATGGTTCCGAGACGCGAGATATTCGGGCGAAGCTCAAGGACTTCCGTTTGTGATGGCAGACGGGAGCACGGTTGTCATAAATGACGTGCGTCGCGGAGAGTCTACAGGCAGCGTCACGGCGACCATAACCACATCCGAAGGGCAGGAAACCACGACGGAACTCCCTGCAAAGTCTGTAAACGAGGCGATCCTCGGAAATTCCGCTGTGACGGACGAGACAGAAACTAAAGACTACAGCACACCACGCGACTTCCGAGGCAATCCCCTTCCACTCAAAGAAGACGGAAACATAGATCAGACAGCACTTTGGAACAATGACCCGGAGGCGTGGGCGATGTGGAACGATTCGGTAAGGAATGACGGAGGAGAAAACTCCCTCGCATACATCGAGACCGCTGCCGGGAAACTGAAGAAGGACATCAAGAATATTGATAAGGAATACGCGAAAACGACTGACTTTGACAAGCGTGACTCTCTTGAAGGGACGAGGAAGAATCTTCAGGACAGGCTTGCGGCACTCGACGCCGTCCGTGCAAGATATGCAGAAAGGCAGAACGCAGAAGCGGCTGCAAAGATGCAGGCCGGGATAGAACGCGCAAAAGAGGCAAGAAAGGCGAAGGCAGACGAGCTTGCAAAATACAACACGGAATCTCTTGAGGGGATAAACAAGAAGTGGGAGGACGCGCCGAAGGACATCGGAACTGACGATGTCATCGTGCTGCCCAACGGAGAGGAAGTCGGAGGCAACTATGTGCTTACTGAGGCCTTCGCCCCTACCCCATCACACGACACAGAGAAGGGATATGCAAAGACTGAGGGATTCCCGATTGACGAGAATGGGCAGACTGTCAACGATAGGGACTATGAGCACGACAAGGAAGCGCAGAGGCAGGTGGAGCAGAAGGCAGCATCATACGACCAGAGGGCATTGCAGACACCGGTGGTTGTCAGCAGCGACGGTGTGGTTCTCTCCGGCAACGACAGAACAATGGCCTCGCAGCTCGCGGCAAGACAAGGCACGGACACGAAATATAACGAGTATCTCGCGAAGCATCCGCAGAAATACGGATTCACAGCAGAACAGGTAGCAAAATACAGCAATCCCCGCGTGGTGTTCGTACCTACGGAATCTATGCCATACACGGCGTCCACCTTCGCGAAGTTCAATGCGGAGGAGAAGAAGACGCAGTCAAAGACTGAAAGCGCGGTCAAAGCAGGAAAGACGATAACTCCGGAGACCGTCGCTACCATCGCGCAGATAATCGATGCGCACGAATCCATTGCCGAGACATACGCCGATGAAAAGGCCGTTGCGGCTATCATCCGCGCCCTCGTCGATGCCGGAACGGTGCAGGAGAACGAGATCAGCCGTCTCATGGACGGAAATCTTCTTTCCGGAACCGGCGAGGACCTCGTGGAGAGTGTGCTTCTCGGTGCGGTAATGAGGGAAGACGCGCTCCGCTGCGCCATGGGAGACAAGGCGATAAGGCGTAGCATAATGTCCGCCCTCACCCAGCTTCTCAAGAACAACACATACGGAGAGTATTCGCTTTCCGGGGAGTTCTCCGACGCGGTTGTGCTCTTGTATCAGGCCAAGCACAGCGGCCTTGTCAAAGGCGGTGAAAGTATCGCAAACTATATGAACCAGCCGGTTCTTGAAGGATTCGGGGAAAATCCGCTCGCGGCGGCCACCGTGCAGATGATTGCAAACACAATCAATGGAACGAAGGTCAACGGATTGAAAAATGTTCTATCTTTGTACAACGCAAAGGCGGAAATGGCGGCTTCGGGACAGGCGGATTTGTTCCTCGGAGACGTCGAGACAAAAGAGCAGATAATCAGAGAAATACTCAACGAATATGGATACGACACAGAAACCTTCACAGGAGAACAACAGCAGTCAACAGCCGCAGCAGCAGAACAACCAGAGCAGCAACCAGAGCAATCAGAGCAAGGAAGTTCAGAAGAACAAGCTCCTGATGCTGTTTCAGGCGATGCAGGAAGCAGCAACGAAATAACCCCCGAACAATCGCCACTTCCGGGCCAGCCCAATTCTGACCAATATCCGACTGAACGGGAGTCATCTGACAGCAAGTCTACGCAATCTTCTGAAACAAAGCAAGAAAATGCAGAAATTTCTGAAGGCAGGTCTATTCAGGGACTTGAAGGCTACTCTCGCGAACAAATCAAGGGTATCGTATCAGACCATATCAGAGAGACGCTGTCAGATGCCGGAATCAATGCAGAAATTGTCGGTGTGGAGATTCACGGCTCCCGAAATCGTGGTAATGCAAGGGAGGATTCCGACCTCGATATTGTCGTAGAATATCGCGGAGACATCCGTGAGGATGACATGTTCAATACCCTCAATGATGCGGAGAACCAACTCATTATCGATGGTATCAAGGTTGATATAAATCCCATCCGAGCGGAAGAAACCGGCACGCTTCAGGACTACATGAAGCGTTCTAAAGAGTATGATCAGAACAAAGCGGAGGAAGAACCGCAACCGGAAGCGAAAAATGAGGGGCAGTTCGGTCTTGTGTCCGATGAAAGGATGGCGGAACTGAAAAAACGCCTTCTCGAAAAAATCAAAGGACAACTGAACTCCGGCTTCGACCCGGAGCTGCTTTCCATTGGAATGGAAATGGCCGCAGGCTACATTGACCGAGGAATCAAGACCTTCGTCGATTTTTCCAAGGCAATGATTGCCGACTTCGGAGACTTGATCAGACCATACCTCAAAGCCTTCTACAACGGCGCACGCGACATGCCTGGTATGCAGGACCTCGCCAAAGAAATGGACGGATATGACTTGGTTTTGTCAACCGACATCAACACAATCGGTAAAGAGGAGACGAAGGCAGAGCCAAAGGTGGAGGAAGCCAAGGCAGAGAAGGAGGAAGGAGCACAGACCGGAAAGACCACACTCGGGAAGGTAATTGCAGACAAAGACACCAGAGACAATTCTGATATCTGGCTTGTCCAGCCGTCAGAGAGAGTTTCTACGAGTGAGTTCAAGTCTCTCAAGACAAAAGCGAAAGAAAACAACGGCTACTGGTCATCGTTCAAGAAAGCCTTCCTTTTCAAGAACGAGCAGGATGCAAACAAATTCAACAATATAGACAATGGAGGAAAAGAACAATCCGACGAGCCTGGAAGAAATTCCGGAAGCGTACAAATCAATGACGAGAGAAGAGCTAATACAGCAGCTGCTGTACTCGAAGCAGGCTCTGTTGCGAGCGAAGCAGAAGCTATTGCGGAGGATGAAGGAAGAGCAGCAGTTACAAGCACACGAGCATCGGCAGCAGTCAGCAAAGTAGACCGAGCTCTTGATAAGGTCAACAGCGAGCTCGCGTTGCTCGGTTACTACGTCGCGGATGAAGTCCAGAAGGACTTTAACGAGATGTATGGGTATACTCGCAATGCCGAGAAGAAGGCCGTCAAGGATGCCAATAGGCTCGCAAAGAAGCTGAGTTTTGACCTCGGCGTGGAAGTCAAGGCAGCGGCCAAAGCAAACATCGCCCCTATCGGAGGCGACATCATATTCCGGCTCCAACTGACGGACGGCTCCGACCTTTATGTAAACATCAGCGTCGAGCCAAATTCCTATGGGCATTTCCAGGAGGACGGCGGCGCGGATGACCTCGGCGTCGGCAGCATAATGTATCGCGCAGAAACTGGCAACAACTTCGGAACGAACATATTTCTGCCGCCATACATTTCATATAAGGACATGCTGGCAGACATCCGCTCAAATATGTCCGACAGACTTCCTGAACAGCCTACGACAGAAGATATTCTAAAAAACGCGGAGATTATATCTCAAAACAGCAAAAAGGCAAAAAAAACATCTCAAAAAGAACGTGATTCACAAGAAAAACCCGCATATTTGCAGGACGGCAACGACCTTATGGGGAATCTGTTCGGAGACTTGTTCGACAACGAGGATGTTCAGGGCAAGGCAACGGAGACCGAGCCACAGGCGGAGCCAACTAAAGTTGCATCTATAACACCTGAAGAAAATGGATTACAGGGAATTTATGGCGTTCGCTCCTCCGGGCTGCGGTCCGACGATAGTGGACACGAGGGCAGACTTACAGAAGAGTCTGGAGAAATTGGCGAAAGAACTGGGCAAGACAGTGGACGAACTGACGGACAGGGAATGGGATCTGGCTTCGGAGAGAATCGGGATTCCGGCTCACGACTGGGACATTCCGTAGAAGACTCCACGGAACAGAATTCCGTGGAAACCGTGAGCGGCTCAGATGATGGAAGTACCGCTCCGGCATCCGCAAGCGAAACGCCGACTCCAAAGGCGAAGAAAAAGAACACGCGCAACAACAGCGTGGCACGCGGGGTTGAATACGCGCCTAAAACTCCTTCTGAAAGGTTCAAGGCCAACATCGAGGCCATAAAACTGATGAAAGAACTCACTACGGAGGAACGTCCTGCCACAAGGGGCGAAATGGAAGTGCTCCGTAAATACACCGGATGGGGTGGTCTTGGGACATTCTTCAACAACAGATATTCAAAAGAATATCGCGAGCTTTCCTCTATTCTTACACCGGAAGAGCTACAAAGTGCGGAATATAGCATTAACACAGCCTATTTCACGCCAAGCGGCATCATTGACACGCTATGGGATATCGCAAAACGTCTCGGATTCAAGGGCGGGAATATTCTTGAGGGCAGTGCTGGAATCGGCAACATGCTTGCCTCTATGCCAAAAAGCATAAGCGAGAACAGCGACATCTCCGCGGTGGAACTTGACACGATAACGGGAAATATGCTCAAACTCCTTTATCCTGACGCAGATGTTCAGATAAAGGGATTCCAAGACGCGGACATCGAGAACAACAGCGTAGATCTGGCAATAACCAACGTTCCGTTCGGCACAGACATTAGCGTATATGACGCGAAAGAGAAAGACATCACAAGGAAATTCGGAAACCGGATACACGATTTCTGCATTGCCAAGAACATACGCAAACTCCGAGAGGGCGGAATCGGCATCTTTATAACAACCAACGGCACCCTCGACAGAAGCCGCGCTCTCCGCAACTGGGTGGTGAACGAGGGGAACGCTGACTTTATAGGAGCATTCCGCCTTAACAACCAGACGTTTGGCGGCACTCCCGTAACATCTGACATCTTGATAGTCCGCAAGAGAGTCAACGGAAACAAATCACCGAATGCCATAGACGTGAATGAGACATCGCGGACACGGAGCGTGGAGATCAAGGGCGAACAGGAATGGAATCAGAAAGCCAGAGAATGGATAACTCCGACACGAGAGGTTCCTATGGAATACAACTCCTACTTCGTGCAGCATCCTGAATATATGGCCGGAGAGATGAAGTTCGGGCAGGAGGCAGGAGATACTTTCCGTCCGTCTTCCGTAGGTCTGTATCCTGACGAAAAGAAACCGCAGGATAAACTCCTTGCCAAATGGGCCAAGCAGCTCCAGAATTCCGCAAAGGAAGAAACCGCGTCAGTCGAAGGGAAGGCCGAGAGTGAAAGTGAGAGCACTGTGGGTGTCAAAGAAGGTCAGATAGTAGTAAACAGCAAGGGAGAAATATGTCTCTCCCGCAGGGGCAAGGCCGTGCCTATCGAGACGAACAACAACAAGGTTAAAGGCCACACAAAAGAGCAAGTCGTCAAGGATTATGATGCTTTGAAGACCGCCATCAATAATGTCTTGTATTATCAGACGAAGCACAGCGATGACGATGGACTGAAGCCATTGCTTGACGAACTCAACCGCGCTTATGACGACTTCACCTCGAAGTATGGCAATCTGAACAAGAATACCGCCCTGTCTTTTCTCCGAAACGACGTTGACTTCCCTTCCGTGGCAGCCTTGGAAGATTACAAGGAAGACGTCAATCCAGACGGCAAGAAGGAGATCAAGGTCTCAAAGACAGACATCTTCAACAAGCGTGTCGTGGGATTCAATGAAGAACCGCATCCGGCCAATGTCAAGGACGGAGTAATCGTATCTATCAACCGCGAGGGGAAAATTAACATTCCATACATCGCAGGTGAGACGGGACTATCCGAAGAACAGGTCCGAAAGGAAGTTATCGCATCTGGCCTCGGCTTTGTTGACCCGGCTACAGGAAAAATCGAGGTTAGGTATGAGTATCTTTCGGGAAATGTCCGGGAGAAACTCGAATATGCGAAAGAACACAACAATAACGGAGAGTATGACGAGAATATCAAGGCTCTCGAAAAAGTCATCCCGGCGGACATTCCTGCTCATTTGATTAACTTCACGCTTGGTTCGGACTGGATTGACGGAAAGTTTTACACCGACTACGCTAAGGAGAGATTCGGCCTTAACGACAATTTTACGCCGTCCAATATCGGTGGAGTATGGGGTGTTCCTCAATATCTGTCTTTAGGACAAACCAACGAGCAAAACCGCGCAGCAGGCGTAATTAGTGAGAAGACCGGAATAATGGTTATGGGGCACGAACTGATGCTCGCAGCAATGAATAACACACCCGTCAGATTCGCAAAGACGAAGAAGAACTTCGATGGGACGACGGAGACCATTACCGACCCGGAAGCAACCAATGCGGCGCAGGCCAAGATTGAGGAAATGAGGCAGGATTTCTGCGATTGGGCGAAAGAGAAAATAATGAAGGACAACGAACTCGCCCAAAAGACATCGGAAACATATAACCGATTGTTCAACGCCATTGTTCCGAAAGAAATAGGAGACGAGTTCCTTCCGGAAAGATTCCCTGGTTCCACGACTCAACGAACTCTCTATCCGCACCAGAAGAAGGCTGTAATACGAGGAACAACCGAACCGGTATTGTTGGCCCACGAAGTCGGAACGGGGAAATCTTACACCCTTATATCAACCGCAATGGAATTGCGCAGGCTCGGACTCGCGAAGAAACCAATGATTGTTGTGCAGAACGCAACCGTAGGGCAGTTCGTCGGAGATGCGAAACTCCTTTATCCAAACAGCAAGATTCTCACAGTGAGCGATGCTGACAGGACAGCAGCCGGAAGAGCCGCATTCTACGCGAAAATCAAATACAACGACTGGGATATGATTGTCGTTCCGCAATCGGTGTTCGAGATGATTCCTGACAGCGAAGAACGACAGCGCGCCTTCATTCAGGAAAAGATTGACGAGAAGATGCATGTCATTGAGCTTGCAAAACAGTCAGGTATGGACAGCCGTTCAGTAAGTTCAATGGAAAAGGAACTTAAAAATCTTAGGGCGGAATATGAAGAAGGGGAAGTCTCAAAAGGTAATAAACGCGATGCAAAGAAGGAAGCCAAGACCAAGGAAAATGCGGCAGCGAGAGCGAAACAGCAGCTTGACAGGAAAACAGATGACGTGTCCAACTTTGACGAAATGGGAATTGACGCACTTCTTATCGACGAGGCGCACGCATACAAGCACCTCGGGTTCAGCACTCAGATGCAGCGCGGTGTCAAGGGAGTGGACCCTTCATACAGCAAGCGTTCAGCAGGAGTTTATCTGAAATTGCAGAGCATCTTCAGCAGAGTCGGACGCAGGAACGTGGTATTCGCCACGGGTACGCCTATCTCCAACACGGCCGCGGAGATTTGGACGTTCATGAAATATCTCCTATCTCCAGATGTGATGAAGGCTAACCACATCTACTATTTCGATGATTTTGTCAGGAACTTTGGACGAATCGCGCAGACAACCGAGTTCACAACCTCCGGCAAGTATAAGGAAACGACAAGATTTTCCGGCTATATCAATCTGCCGGAACTTGTGAGGACTTGGTCCTCTGTGGCGGATACCGTTCTTTCAAAGGATGCCAAAGACGCGAAAGGAAAGGACTTCAAGGATAAGCTCCCGGAAATCGAAGGCGGTAAGGCGGAAGACATCTTCCTGCCTCAGTCCCCTTCCCTGGTCGGCATAATGAATTTCGTCAAGGCGAAACTCGACGAGTTCGACAAGATGAGCGGCAAGGAGAAACGCGAGCACAGCAGCATCCCGCTCGTAATGTATGGGATTGCACAGCGTGCAGCGATTGACCCAAGACTCGTGGACAGGGACGCAGCAGACGAGCCGCTGTCCAAGACGAACAAGGCCGTCGAGGAAATTCTGAAAGACCTCAAGCAGACAGAATCATACAAGGGCACTTGTGCGGTGTTCTGCGACAATTATCGTCGTCTTGATGCTACGGACAGCAAAGACAAGGTCGAGGGATTCAATCTCTTCAAGGAGATGAAGCGCAAACTCGTGGAAAACGGCGTTCCAGAAGAGCAGATAGTGATAATGGAGTCCGGAATGTCGGTAAACAAGAAGCAGCAGATTTTTGACAAGGTTATTGATGGAGACGTCCGTGTGATTATGGGCACGACCCAGACTCTCGGAACCGGTGTAAACATACAGACAAGACTTCATGCGGTCATACACATGGACGCGCCAAACCGTCCTATGGACTACACTCAGAGAAACGGGCGAATACTCCGGCAGGGCAATCTGCACAAGGAGTGGGGCAAGACCGTGCGCATAATCCGCTTCGGGGTCGAAGACTCCCTCGACGTGACGGCATACCAGCGTTTAAAGACAAAATCCGAGTTCATTGACGCCATCATGAACGGGAAACCGCTCCTGACAAACGCGATGGAAGGACGAACAATAGAAGAACCGGATGAAGGACTCTTCGACAACGCCGTAGCGCAGCTCTCCGGAAGCCAATATGCGATAAAGGTTTCCGCCGCAGAGAGAGAAATACGTAAGCTCAATTCTCAAAAGCTTCAATATGAACAAGACCAGATATATATTGAGCGACAACTGCGCACCAACGAAGCCAAAATATTACGTTTCAGTGACTATGTCAAGGACCACGAGAAGGCACTCTCTCTTCTGAAAGACACTTTCAAGGGAGGGAAAGTATCTAAAGTCTCTGTTGAAGGCAAGGCTTATTCAAACGAAGAAAGCCTTAACGAAGCCCTCAAGGAAAAAATAACAAAACCGGTCCGTGAATATCTGGAAGAAAACAGAAAGAACTATCTGTTCAAAGACGGAATGCTGTCATTCAACTTGTCGTTTGACGGAATTGACGCAACAGTCAATGTGCTTATCAAGAAGATTGAGGATTATTCCGCAGGAAAAGGGTTCATGACACGAATGTCCACGGAAATGACATACAACTGTCCAGTTCTGAAAATCGAAGGAAGGAAAGTCGCGGGAAATGCCATAAAGGAAATGGTTTCCGACTTCCGGACAGAAGTAGCAACAGGCAAATATTCTCAACACGGTATTGAAGCATTACAAAACAGCATCGAGAGAATGGAGCACGACAACTCGCTCATGAGAGAGAGGCGAGGCAAGCCGTTCAAAGATGAAGAAAAGCTCAAGGATGCGCAATCTAAACTCCAGGAGTATCAGAAACTGATGAAGGAGGAAATGGATGCAAAGGAGGCCAAGTATGCGAATGTCGCTACAGCAGGTGTTCACTCCGACGAACTCAACGGCGAAGTGAATGCACTTTTGGACTCTGACGGCAATTCAGAAGAAGCGGAATTTGAAATAGAGAATGACGAAGACTACATCTCTCTGGAGTCTGCCCCGGAGAAGCAGCTCGCGTTCGACACCGTCTCGCAGATGCTCTCGGATGCGGGAATTGTGGTCGAGCAACTGTCCGATGACGCGATGAGAGAAATGGCAGCGGCGCGGGATTCTGGAAGCACAGGACGCATCGAGTTACTGAAAGACGGAGATGTGGTCTATGGCGCCGCTGTCGGAGGGAAGATATTCCTCAATGCCGATAGGCTGAACCCGAACACGCCTATACACGAATACACGCACCTTTGGGACAAGGCCTGCAAGGCAAGAAACCCGGAACTGTGGAAACGCGGCGTGGAGTTGATGAAGCAAACATCTCTATGGAAAGAAGTGGAGAACGACCCGAACTATGCAGGACTTGACGAGGACGGAATAGCCGGAGAGGTTCACGCTCGGTTGTCCGGAGAACACGGCGCAGAAACGCTCGAACGCCTCAGCAAGGAAGCGATTGACGAGAACGGCAACCTCGCGGAGTCCGCGATGAAGGCTTCCGTGATTGGCAGGCTCCGCAAGTGGCTGTCCGAGTTCTGGCACTGGGTAAAGGACACGATGACCCCGTGGAGCAGAGAGGAGGCGGAGAAAGTCTCAATCGAGGACTTCATCAATATGCCGCTCGCCGATCTCGCAAAGGGCACGAAACTCAACGACAATCAGTACAATTCCGAGGAGCGCGACATTATAGACAATGCGAAGAAGGACGGGACATTCATGAAAGCCCCGAACGGCAATCCTACAAATCTCAATGAACGTCAATGGGTGCAGGTTCGCACTGAAGCATTTAAGGAGTGGTTCGGCGACTGGGAAAACGACCCGGAAAATGCATCGAAGGCCGTTGACGAAAACGGCGAGCCAAAAGTGCTGTATCACGGAGGTCCATATCGTTTCTTCCGCTTCGATCCTGCGAGGCTCGGTCAGTCCACAGATGCGAACTCCGCAAGAGAAGGTTTCTTCTTCACAGATAGCCAAGACCTCGCAGACGTGTTTGCAGAGAATTCACTCAAAACGCTGCCTGAAGACGATCTCGACAGTCTGGTGGAAGCACGGATAAATGAGATGACCGGTGACGAACTTGAAGATGCCTACATCGCCTATCGCAACGAGGACGACTCGTATCAGGACTATATTGATGAGACCGAAAGTCCGAGTGACGAGGACTTTCTTAAGGGCTACAACTATGATTATGGCGAAGGATATAAAGACGGGATGTCACTTGATGACGCACGCCGAGCGTTCTTATGGAATGCCATCGCCACAAAACTTTACGGTGGATACTTCTCAGACATTGAAGATATTGCAGAGGAACTCTCTACAGTAGGCGTAAATCTCGGCAACACCGAGGCTGTGTTCCTGAACCTGCGCACCCCTGCGGTTGACGAAGTGGAAAGGGACTACTTCCACGATGGCGAAGATATTGCCCCAATGACTCCAACCTTAAAGGAAGCAAAGGAGAATGGAAGAGACGGAGCCATCTTCACCGGCATCACGGAGAATGGCCAGGAAGGACCTGCTTTCCAATACGTTGTTTTCAATCCGAATCAAATAAAATCGGCAGTAGAAAATTCCGGAAAATTCTCGGCAGACAATGATGATATCCGTTTCTCCATCGTGACGGATAAGGACGAGATTGATAGGCTAAATTCGAAGCCAACAATCAAAGTCTACCGCGCGATGCAGCTCGTTAACGGTAAACTCTATCCTCCAATGTCCGGCAAAGTAAACGGCAAATGGCGCGACGGCATCGCTGTTGAAGACCTCGGGAAAGTATGGGAAAAGGCGGACGAGAATCCAGAGCTTGCGGACGACAAGGGACGCTTCACCCTTAACAAGGGTAACGGAACTACTTTGAAGGCAAGATACAATCCGTACATCCATACTTCCACGACACCTCTGAACGATCAGTTCTCATCCGCACAATCACGCCCGGAACTCGTCACTGTAGAAGTGGAGATTCCAAAGAGCGAACTGACTTCCGGCTACAAGGCAGACAAGGCAAAAGACAGCGTCGGCAAGGTAGAGTGGAAGGCAGGTGTCGTTCAGGGCAAGCTATCCGGAACAAGAACCGTCATTCTCTCGCGCTGGGACAAGCCGGTGCGTATAGTGCCGGAAAGCGAGGTGGCAGACAAGATTGTCGAGATGTTTGACGGCAAGGACATCACGATGCCGTCCAACGTCGTGACACCTGCCCTGCGTGCTGAACTCGAAAGGAGAGGCGTGCCGTTTGTCGAGACTGACAATCAAGGAAAACCGACGGAGACTACCGTGCGATTTAGAGAAGATGGCAAGTCATTGTTCAAGGCGATGCAAGACAATGCAGAAGTATTGACACCACGACAACTGACCAAAGAGATTTGGGACAAAGAAGTCAATGGAAAAACTTTCAATACACCAGTTGGAGAGGTGCGCCTCGGCTCCAATCAATATGTAAAAAACATCAAGAAAGGACGAGAGAAAGAATTTGGGATGCTTATCCCTACAATAGAGCGTCCAGACATAATATTTGAGGAGAATGCGCCAGAGCCAGGAGCGGAAAGGCAAACAAAATATGCTTTCGTGAAAACATTTGTTGATACGAATGGCGAAAGACATCTCAATTATACCTCTATATCTGTAAAGAAAAATGACATGGAGGTTGTTGAGAGCAGCCACTTCCTCAGAGACAAGCAAGTGCTCAATAAAATAGAAAAAGAGCATATACTTTGGAATCGTTTCGCAAGCGATTCTGCACTTTCGGCACAAGGCGGCTCGATAGTTCAAAGCAATGCTCTTTCTTCAAGGGCAAAGGTAGGAAATGAATTCGAAAAAACAAATGAATCCTCTGAAAATCAGCAGGACATTGAACTCGACCGCGAGGGCGAACGCTCCTACGATTCCGTTCCGACATCTCTGAACCATAGCGAGAGCGGCAAGAGATACGCCGCAGAGGAGACTGCGAGCGCAATCGGGGTCAAGGTAGAGTACATCAGCCGCGATGAAATGCCGAAGGGACATGAGAACGCGAAAGGAATGTGGAAGGACGGGAAGATTTACATCGCACTCGAAAACCACCCGGACGCGAACGATGTCCGGAGAACAGTTCTTCACGAGGCTGTGGGACACGAAGGGTTGCGTCGGCTCGTTGGCGAGAGGAACATGAACGGCTTCTGTATGGATGTATATAAGGCACTCCCTGCAAGCGAGCGAAGAAAGATTGCGGATGCTGCCCTGCAAAGATACGGAGGCGACGTCTATGAGGCAACCGAAGAATACCTTGCAGAACTTGCCGAAGATATGGATACCAACAAATCCTATGACACGATATTGGACGAAATAAGGGTGAAGACAAGAAACCTTCTCTCGAAGATTGGTATCAATATCCCGTTGTCACGGAGAGACATTCGCTGGATTCTCTGGCAGTCCTATAATGCCAACAGACAGGGAGACCTCATAAACGAGGCTCAAAGACAAGTTCTTGCAGATAGGCTCGGCTTCTCGCTCCGTGCAGATAGCCTCCGGGCGAAGGCGCAGGAAGAAATTCGACTCCGCAGTGCGAATGGAGGGAATATTTCCGCAGCAAATATCTATAACAATGCCGTCGCGAGGGCATCAAAACGCCTGCATGAAAGCTGGGTGGAGATGACGAACTCTGTCAACACTCTTGTGGAGGCAATCGAGAAGCAGACAGGCAAGGCCGCGAAGAGCTTCGAGGACATAAGGCTCGCGCTCAATCAGCAGAGTTCAAAGGAACTCGCCGCAATAAAGGCCTGGGAGCGCGACTTCTACAACCCGATGATGAGCGCGATAAAGGAAATGATGGACGCGCACCGATTGAAGCGAGAAGAAATCGACAGATACGCCTTCCTCAAGCACGGACTGGAAAGAAACGATGTCTTCGCAAAGAGGGATGCAAAGGCCTACTATCAGTCGCGCTTCGAGAAGAACGTGAAGAAAATCAATGGTGACAAAAGGCTCTCCGAACTTGAGAAGAAACTCAAGATTGCCGATGCAGAGCAGGTTCGCGATTCATACTTCGCGGACATTGATGCCGGAACGGACAAGATGTATCTCAAGTTCAGGGAGAAGGACTACGGAGGACTCACCGCCCTGTTCAGCACATTCTCCCCTATCTCACCACAGGGCGAGAACGAGACGGACGAGGAATATAACGCCCGTGTACTTGCGTCACGCAAGCCGCAGTTCGCCACTCTGGCTGAGACCGAGGACGCGGCAAGAGCGGAGGTTGATGCGTTCGAGAAAAGAGTAGGGAAAGCCTCTATTACAAAACTCTGGGATGCGACTAACAAGGCCACAAAGTCGATACTGAAGCATCAGTACGAATCCAACATGATTAGCCGGGAACAGTATACGCACGTGAAGGATATGTTCAAGTATTATGTTCCGATGCGAGGATTTGCCGACAACACGGCCTCCGACATGTATTCATACTATGCTTCGGACAAGGGTTCTATCACTCCGCCGCTACTTCGGGCGAAGGGAAGAAAGACGCAGGCCGAATCTCCTTGGGGATATATCGGAGCCATGGCCTCCACGGCATACGCCGCGGACTTCAAGAACGAGACGAAGCTTGCGCTGTTCTACTTCATATCCAACAGGCCGGACAACGACCTCGTCAGAATATCAGATGTCTGGTACGAGAAGACAAGCGAGACAGATCCTGACACGGGAAAACCAGTATTCAAGCAGGTCTATCCGGAATTCAAGGACGGTCTCAACGCTGCTGCCACGCGACAGGAATACGACAGATGGGAAGCCGACATGGAGGAGAAGAGGAAAAAGGGCGAAGCGTACAAGGGCACGAACGGCATCGACCTCCAGAATAGTGTCATCCACATCGATGAGGCACAGAAGAACTCTCACATCATACGATTCAAGGTGCGCGGGCAGGAGAAGATGCTGCTAATCAACGGTAATCCGAGAGCCGCGCAGGCAATCAACAATGAACTGAACATCGACGCGGCGCAGGACGGCATCACGAAGGGTGCACAGAAGATACTCCGATGGATGGCAGGGTTTAACACCTCCTACAACCCTGAGTTCTGGATGTCTAACGCGCAGAGGGACTTGCTGTTCTCGATAATGGCGACAAGCATCAAGGAAAGCCCGGAATACACGAGGCAGTTTATTGCGAACCTCGGCAGAGCGGTCAAGGTCATAGGAATGTTCCGCAAGGACAAACAGGGAAAACTCGGCAGTTCATACATAGAGAAGATGTATAAGGAATTTGTCGATGGCGGTGCTGTCACCGGATTCACGGTCATCAAGGACAACGAGGAATGGGAGCAGGTGGGACGGCAGTTCACAGCCGACCGCAACAAGGCGGGACAGGCAGCGATGCAAGCCCTTGAGGCGATTCAGGACTTTGGCGAGGGAATAGAGCAGATGACGAGGTTTGCAGCGTTCCTCACGGCACGCGAGAACGGCAAGAGCATCACCGAAGCGGTGGCCGATGCAAAGGAACTCACGGTGAACTTCAACCGCAAGGGTAGCGGCAAGGGCATCTCGTGGAAGGAATCCGAAAAGCTCAAGAACCGGAACGGCGAAAAACTCAACACTGCGGAGCGTGTTTTCTATGTCGGAGCATCGATGCTTTCAGGCTACGGAAGGCGGTTCATCATGTTCTTCAATGCTTCAGTGCAGGGTCTCAACACGATGTATCAGCTGTGGACCAAGGACAAGAGACGCACATCCGCATGGATGGCCGGATATTTCGCACTCGGAGCGATAAACGCGATGCTCCACGCACTGCTCGACGACGATGACGACTATCTTGACATGCCGGACTACGAGAGGAGGAACAACCTCCTGCTCGGAGGAAAGGGCAACTACTTCAAGTGGGCGCTCCCGCAGGAATCCCGGGTGTTCTATGCCATGGGCGACATCCTTGTCAATGACATGATTCTCGGAAGAAATCCGCAGAAGAAGACACGCGGTGTGGGAGACATTCTTGAGGCAGTAGGAGACATCATGCCGATAAATCCGATGAATGGTCTCCGTGACGTTGTTCCTCAGGCGCTGGTTCCAGCCTTCGAGAATCTACAGAACGAAGACTACAAGGGGACAAAGGTTTATAACGAACCTCGCTGGCTTTCGGAAGAGGAACAGAAGCGCACTCCGAAGTACACTATGGCCTACTCTAACACAGGCAGGCAGTTTGTTCTGCTTTCGATGGGCCTGAACTACATCAGCGGTGGCGACTCAACCGATGCTGGTGCGATAGATATTCGCCCGGAAAAAATGGAGCACCTATTTGAGGGTCTAACAGGTGGACTCGGCACCACGCTCAACAGGTTCTGGAAGAGCACGGGAGGGCTGGTCATTGATTCCGCCATTGATGCAAATGAAAGCGGCATGAACTTCGGCGATGCAATCCGCGAGAACGCGAGTGTGCGCAACACACCTTTCCTTAATAGGCTATGGGTTCACAACGACGACCGCTACCGCAACGTGCACACCAGCGACGTGTTCAACTATTACAAGGCAGAGGCCGAGCACACTCAGAATCTGATAAGGAAAGCCAAGAAGGAGGGAGACGCCGACCTGCTTGACAGGCTATATGACGATGACAAGAGAATGAACATTCTCTACATCTATCGAGGCTACTCCGGAGTGATGAAAGCCTATGACAGAATGCTCAAGATTACGGATGACAAAGCCGAGCGGAGACAACTGATACAGGAGCAGGACGAGTACCGCAAGGAAATGATTCAGGAGATAGCAGAAGAGAACAAATAAAAACATTCACAATATGATAAAGCAGATACAGCTCAGGGGCATATCACGTTCTCCGTCGGACAGAATGACGTCCGATGGAGGATGCTCCGAATCACTCAACGTCATCACCGACAACACTGAACTCGCGCCGATGCCGATGCCGGAAGACATAACCTCCGAATTGGGACTACCGAAAAATTTTTCCGGCGAGGTACTCTACATACACAGCTGTGGAGGGAAATATCGAAACGTGATTATCAAAAGCGGCTCTTCAATTGTGGCGTATATGGATGGAGGCAAGACGCAAGTTTTGATGACAGACGCCACGCTTATCAATGACATAAACTCGTTAGGAAATGTGTTGTTAATTATTATGAATGGAGACATTCACTATTTTCTCTTTAACTACGGAAGATATAGTGAATCACAGTCCGGAGCATTACATTTGCCCCAAATTACAATCTCCGCTGTTCCTGATACCTTTGTAATTGGTTCTGCAACGGGACACCCAGCTATAACTAATTCTTCTCAAATAACATCAGGAGTTAAAAACGCCATTTATAGCACCATGAGAGAAGCATATCAAAATGGGGTTGAAAAGAGTTCTGATCGATGTAAATATAGGTTTCTCAGATATTCTTTTTTATTCTATGATGGCAGTGAGTTTTATAGTGACCCAATTATTATAAAGTACCCGACTCCACAGATTGTTTCCGCGACAGCGTCTGCGGATGTTAGGATTTATAGACGGCATATACAAGACGCTGAAGGTAATACCACCATCAGCGAAACTATTAGCAACCCAACTTTATCAATATTTTGTAAAATAGAGAAATATACAGGGAAAATAAATATATCATTTGAAGATAACGAATACAGCAAATTGTTAAAGTTAAAAAACATTATAACAGGCATAAGAATATATGTCACGTCAGATTTTGAGAATTTTAATGATTACAAAGATTTTACTTATTTGAAAGACGAAGGTAATGTAAATATAAAATGCAATGTTATTAATGAATACAATACGGATGATCCTACAACAGAATCCAGTTATACAGAATCCGTCCCCATCAGTCTATATCAAATGACATACTCGTATTCATCTGTAAAAGACAGCATTAAGAACATTTCTACATTTAGACTCGTTAATACATTCTTATTTGAGCCTGGAGATTTAGATAACGTTCAACAACTATCCGCAAATATAACCGCAGAGATTCCCAACAACGACACTCTTGAAACATATCCTTCTCTGAACTATGAGCAGGAGTATGCACCAAGTATCGGCAGCTTCAAGAAAATCAATATCTACAACAACAAACTGATTGGAATAGGAAATCCAAGCCTTCCCGAACTCAAAAACCTGCCCCATTCAATTGCGACAGATGCAGAGACAAGCGGTAGTAAACGAGGTCTCTCTTATTCATTCACATTTGAGATTGTGGAACCTGTCACAGGCGAAATCAAGGTAGTCACAGCAAAGAACGGAGATTATGGAGAATGGTGGAATTTCCAAAAACAAGTGTTAGGAATCCTATTCTTCCCTGATACAAATTGCCATCGCGTCTATATCACCGCAAGAAAAACGACATATCTTGATGGAAAACCTTCAGGATATATTTACCTCGGAAGAAAATACTACGACATGAAAGAACACCTGACACTCACCGGTTACTCTTATGTTCTGATTGACGAGACACTTAGCAAGGACTTATCATCGCTGTTAAGTTCAACAGGAACTGAGTTCACCGAAGAGGAGAAGCCGCAGGACACGGAAGCCACCATTGAGAATAAGAGGCTGTATGTTTCGGAAATGGACAACCCATTCATTTTTACCGCAAAGGGAGTATTCTCTTTTGACGACGAGATTATGGGCATAGCAACGACTACCAAGGCTCTGTCTTCCGGCCAGTTCGGACAGTTTCCTCTCTATGTATTCACGAAAGGCGGCATCTGGTCTATGGAGACGGCAGCCGACGGCTCATTTGTGTCGAAGAAGCCGCTCTCGCGGGACGTAGCCCTGTCTGCTGACTGCATAACGCAGATTGAGCAGGCTGTTGTGTTCACAACAGACAAGGGTGTGATGCTTCTCACGGGCTCCGACATAAAGAACATATCCCCTTTCATGACAGGTAAGCACTATGTACTTGAAGACCAGAGCGCGGGGATGCTCGGCAAGTCCGGCACATGGTCTCCCCTGCTTCCGGCCGTCTCCGATGCTACTCCGTTCATGGATTTCATGAGGTCGGCAAAATGCGCCTACGACTACACTGGGCAGCGGCTTCTGTTCTTCAATGACGGAGAGGCATATCAATATGTCTATAAGTTCGACACCGACACTTGGCACAAGATGTCGCTTGACATTCCGCCATTTGAAGATCACCAGTACATACGGCTGAACATCGGCGCATACGCTCCCGATTTGGTGGACTTGACAGGGCTGTTCGGGTGGTTCGAAAGCCACGGAACAACGATGGTTCGCCCGATTGAGGAGTGGACTACAGAAAAAATGCAGATGGGCGGGACTTATCTGATTGGTTATAACGATAACGAAGACAACTACAACTATCTTTATGAGTATTTTAATGACGGCTCACCTTGGAACATGCAGGCTGATTTGGATGGTTTCAACAACACACAGAAGGTTTCTGTTCTGAACACCTATCCTGACTGTTGGGTATCCCTTAGGGTCAAGGACGGAGGGACGAAAATACTGAACCTTTCAACCGCATTCGACACAGACAAGGTGCAGCCGCTGAAAGGCATCATAGTAACGCGTCCGTTCGACCTCGAAGAGCCGGATATACGCAAGGCAATCAGAAGCATACGCATCCGTGGAAACTTCAACAGAAACGACGTGAAGTATATTCTTCAGGCATCGATGGACGGAATCCACTGGGGAGTACTCCCCTCTCTCCGTGCAGGTTCGTTCAAGTTGTTCCGCCTCGTGCTGCTGTGTGACCTTGAGGCATACGAGAGAATATCATACATCGACATTGACTATGAGACGCGGTTCACGAACCGACTGAGATAGGGCAATCGTCCGGGCAAAGAGAGGACACTCATTCCATACAATCGGCTCATTTTTGCGCGACAGCAAACTTGAGCCGATATATGTATACGAAAACAAGACTGATACGCAGGAAGATCACAGTGTCCGAAATGGACTCCGTGAAGTCAAGGCAGAACCGAATAGGACGTGAAAGGGATGTCCAGCTGCTCGAACGATGCAACGCGCTATGGGAAAATCTGAGAGACTTTCGCATAAGGGGCGCGAGGGCAAACCGTTATGCCTATGGTGACCAGTGGGGAGACAGCATCAATGTCAACGGCACGGTGATGACTCAGAGGCAGTATCTCCAGAGCACTGGCAATGTAGTCCTCCAGACAAATCAGATAAAGAGCAAGGTGGATTCCATTGTCGGAGTGATGGTTAATGAGAAGAACGAGCCTATCTGCAAGGCACGCGACAGGGCGGAGCAGCAGTATGGTGAGATTGTCACGACCGCACTTCAGGCGAACTGCGACAAGAACAAAATGAACGAGCTGTACATCCTGTTCTTGAAGGACATCTGTCTCCGAGGGCTCGCCATCGCATACGAGTCATACGATGACTACAGCGGACCGGACAGACGTCTCGATTCCTGGACCCGCTATGTCAACCCCAATATGGTGTTCCTCGATTCTCAGATGACAGACCCAAGGTTCTGGGATATGACTATCATCGGACAGTTCTTCGACATCACATTCGAGGAACTTGTCTCTCGCTTCGCGAAGAACGAGAGAGACTATGCCATTCTAAAGGATCTATATGCAAGCCAGTCCGTGATGTTCCGCGAAGAGGCGGATATGGAACTCTCGGAGAAGAACGATGAGGATAACCTCGTGTTCAACCAGCCGTATGATAACACGAAATGCCGTGTCTTCGAGGTATGGACGAAAGAGACCAAGGCGAGAATAAGACTCCACGACACTAACGAAGGTACGATAGAAATCATCGACGCCGACGATTACGACTACCGCCGGAGAGTCAAGGAAGAGAACGAGAGCAGGCGCGCGGCCGCAAAGGATGCAGGATGGCCGGAAGAGGACACTCCGTATATAATCGGAGACGGATTCGGTGTCGGGGAGGAGAAGAACGGCTTCTTCATAGACACGTTCTGGTACTGCCGCTATCTCGCCCCCGATGGAACGATACTCTGGGAGGGTGAATCGCCATACGCGGGACGCTCGCATCCGTTCACGATTATGGCGATACCTTTCGTAGACGGAAAGATTTCCGGCTATATGAACGACGCGATAGACCATAACACGGCGATGAACCGCGCAATCATTCTCAATGACTGGCTTGTCAGAAGTCAGGCAAAAGGTGTCACGGTCGTGCCGAAAGGCATAGTTCCGAAGGACATGTCATTAGAGGACTTTTCAAGAAGCTGGACCGCGATAGATGACCTCGTGTATATCGACATGAAACCGGGGCAAGAGGGGCTGATGCCGAAAGTGTTCACCGGAGTCGCACAGTCGTTCAACGTTAGCGAGCTGCTGAACACATACTCAAAACTGATGGACAACAGCACGGCTGTCTCCGGAGCGTTGCAGGGCAGGACTCCTGCGGCAGGAACGTCGGGAACGCTCTATGCCCAGATGACGAACAACGCGAGCATCCCTATCGCGTCGCTCCTCGAACAGTTCAGAGGCTTCCTTCAGGACGTATCGACGAAGAAGATGAAGAACATAATCCTGTTCTACGATACGCCAAGGTTTGAGAGTATAGCCGGTGACATCGGAGGGGTTCTTGACAACGGCAATCTCAATCTGAACGAGATTGGAGACATCGAATTTGACCTCTCCATAAAGGCGAGCACGTCAACGCCTGTCTACAGAGCAATCATCAACGATGACGCTAAACAGTTCCTGATTGCAGGTCTAATAACATTCGAGGAATACCTTGAAATTGCCGACGTGCCTTATGCGGACAAGATTCTCCAGATGCGTCAGGCACGCCAGGCGGAAACTGAGGACGCGCAACAGGCTGGAATCATGCCCGGCGGCGAACCCTCTCTTCAAGAAGCCCAGCCTTCGCCAGCCGCTCCCGTATAAAGGCACGGCGACGACGCTCCATTTCAGAGATTGACATCTCTTGATTACCGGCAGTGTCGGGAGTATGATACCAGCATCCGTTTTTGAGAGTCTGAAGGGTCATAATCCTCGCGAGATAGCCGAATGCCCTCTTCTCGTTCTTGAACTGCCACCTGTCGTAGGTGGTCAGGTGGTCCGGGCGGAACGTCTCCGAGGCGACGTAAATCATCACGCCCTCCTTCTTGTGGCGGGCATCGGCCGTCTTTACTGCATTGTTGTAGATTCTTCTCGCATAAGCGGTCACGAAAAAGACCGCAATCTTTCTGAAAAACTTCTTCATTGTATAAATGTATTAAAGGTTTACCACGCTTGAATTGGTGCCAGTTATTCTGTTGGTACTGGTTTCAGTCCTTCTTATCCACTGAGGATGCTCCATTTCATTGAACGCAATCCACAGGAGTATCGCCGTCGCCATGAGGACATCGTCATGTTTCTTTGGAGGAGCCGTGAACTTGTTTGCCACCTGAACATATTGTGACATCTCCTCACAGCATATCTCGCTCGGTTCATACCATTTGTTCTCCCGAAGACAAGTCTTCATAAAATTGATTATCTTCGGTTTCGTGAACCTGTCCGTGCGGAATCCCCATTTGCGCTTCGGGGACTCGCGTACATCTTCGGCGTTGCCGCTCCTCATGTAAAGATTGGGATATATATCACCTACGATGTCAAGGATATATCCGGAGCCATCACCGCCCGTATCGGTTTCTTGATTCTCCATTTCAACAGTATTGCACTCTATCACCAGCAGGGCATTGTTGTACCACGCGGCAAGACGCATCGCATCGTATGCGAGAAGGTCGTGCTGCGTATGGTAGTGCATTTCCGCAACAACATTCGGACGCCCGTTAAGCCCGAACTCCGGAAGCATCATATAGCGGTCAAGTACGCGAACCGATGACCAGTCGGATGTCTGGTTAGGTCCGCCGATGTCAACCGCGACTACATATCTGTCAGAAATCGGAGAGTCATCCGGCATTTCCCATATCTTCAACAGCCCGTCACGTCTCGGCTTGAACGTGATGTTCTTCAATACGTCGGGACCTTCCATCGCATCGGAGTACAAGTCCCCGCAAATTGTCGGAGCCTTGCACTTCATCCGTTTCTCTTCCACCTCGTAGAAATCAAAGACTTTAAGACCCGCAGACTGGAAAGCTTCCATCCATGTTGACGGTGCCTCATTTGCCATCTGCATATAGTCCGTGAAGTCAAGACGCTTATACCGATACCAGTTGATTCCTTCGAGCGTAGCGCCGAGTTCCCAAAGCCACCAGTAGTGCTTGCCTGAATCGAGCCACTTTTCGCTGCGACTCTCATCTGTCCTGTGCTCCCAGAGCCATTCGACAAACTGACGCAGGTCTCCAGTTATCGGTATGGTGTCGTGCGGGATGTAGAACCATGGTATGAACAGCGGGCGATAGGAAGATTCTCCGTTCATCGCCTTTATCCAGATGTCGTGGAAGTAGTCATCCGACGACTTGGCGGTAGACTCCATCGCCTGCATATCAAGAGGAAGTTTGGTTATACCACCCGATATGCTTCGCACGAGATCTTCCGGTCGTTTCTCCGGTGTGTCCGGCCAGATGCCGACCTCAGAATAATGCGCCCCGTGCGCGTTCTGGCTTCGCAGTGTCTCCGGTTTCTCCGCCGTGCCTATGTAGATGACAGTTTCGCGTACCTTGTTGTGGTTGCCATCCTTGATTATATAGGCGTTGGCGGTACGTCCGCGCGGGCTGAGCGTCAGAGTTGTCTCTGGAGGAAGGCCAAGATCCCAAGCGGGATATTCAGCGACCGCCTCCTTAAGCATTGAAAGAATCGTCTCGGATGCAGACTGAACGTGCGCAGCCACTACAAATGAGTGGAACTCATCCCACTCGAAGGCGAGCCATGTCTGATAGAAGATACAGAAGGTTGAACCGCCCCACTGCCTTGCCTTGAGGATAATGACGTCTATCGGAACTCCGGCAAGCCTCATCTCCTCGCACAGCTTCAGCACTATAAGCTGCGGGAGATTGAGCTTGAAACGGATACGGCCACCGGTCTTAGCAGTTATCTTTATGCAGAAATAGGCCCAAAAGCAGAAATCGTGCTTATGTCGGATTCGTCTGATTCTCCGTTCTATATCTATATGTGCCGGAACGGCTGTCTTCCATTTATGTGCCGCGATGTAACTATCAATGGAGCCGGACTTCACTATTGCCTTAATCAGCGGGTTCTTCACAACTGCCTCCGGAACCCACTGTTCAGGTATGGCGAAATCAGGAATGCTGAGAAGTACGCGTCTTTCTCCGAGAAGCGCATCAAGCCCCTTCCCTGTTATTGGGTCATACTCCGCCGCGAGGCGCGATCGTCTTCGCCCGTTTTCCTCGACAATCACGTTATACTGCTCGTCCGTCAACATAATCCAGCATCCTTTAGAACTGAATTCTTCCACCTTCGCGCATAAGCCACGAATATCCCGAGAACGAATGACGCCACGTGAGTTGTCGCACTGAACTGAGGAATGAAAACCATGACAATAGTGACGGCGAGGAACGCTGCCACAGGTGCAGTTCGCCACCATGCTGACGATAGGCACGGAGTACGCATTCCGAGTATGGCATACATTACATTCGAAATTCCAACAACCGGGCGAAACGACAGAGGATAGACAAGGACCGAAATGACATAGGCGATCGCAAGTTCCTTGAACGAGGAACGCCGCGAGAGTATTCCCCACATGGAAACGACGTTGACAAGAAGATGCCAGACATTGGCATGAAAGAGCGGATAGATCATTGCCCTCATGATGTATGGAGCGCCGCCGGGAAGCAGAGCATCAGGGCAACCGAGAGCAATGAACACGGCAGCCAATATGGGCACGATTGTCACTCTCATCATCTCGATTCTACCTATAAAGAAAACGTGTGGAATTGCTCCGAATCCTCCTATTCTCACTCTGCAAAATCTTCCTCGCAGTCTCTGCCGATACATAAAACTGCGGAGCTCCCTCCTCTACAATCCGTTCAAGGACAGCCTCGCGCGACTCGGCTTCCCTACAATCCGGATGTTCGGCCAGATAACGGACATATCTGTCATATATTTCCCACGCACGCCTGCGTGAAAGGCTGTGCAGACCAATGAGCGACACGCCGGATTCAATCATTCCGACATAACACCCGGCAGTCTTGGCCGTGACGTAAAACCTCGGAGCGGGCTGGAGGCAGACATATTCGGCTGCATCACGCATGCTCGGGAAGCGGCCTTCCTGAAGGCCGTCCTTATAAACCTTGTAGAGGTCTCTGTCACGCAGATATTTAAGTTCAGTGTCGAGCATAGTATCAAGTTTTACCATAACAAATTTATCAAAGGGCAACCAAGTGGGCAAAGTCAGTGCAGATGACGGCGGTAGTCATTATAATTTTGGGGCAGAAAAACGATTGCAATAAACATTAGCACAATATGGCAGACACTGAAAATCAGAAAGTTAAAACTCCAAGAGAACAACTGCTTGAGAGGATGAGCTCAAGATACCCCGACAGGCACTTTGTCGGTCAAGACGGTCAAGACGCTCAAGATGATCTGGAACAGGCAATCATCGAGACCCTCGATGAAGTCAAGGACAAGAACTCACAGCTTGCCGAACTTTTCAGCACAGACCCGCGCTCGGCGGAGTTCATCGGTTCGTGGATAAGAACAGGTGATCCGCGAGGTGCAATCATCGAGACGTTCGGAGATGAGTTTTTTGATGCGGCAAAGAGCGAAGAGGCTCGCGAGAAATTCAAGGGCGAGCTTGAAGAATGGAGAGCACGCAAGAAGGCCGACGACGACGCGAGGGCAGAATATGAGGCAAACTGGAACAAGTCGCTTGAGGACCTTGAGAACTGGGGAAACGAGAAAGGGCTTTCGCAAGAAGATAAGGTGAAGGTCATCCTTCGTCTCGCAGATGTGAGTGAGAACGCAATACGCAACATATTCTCTCCAGAGGATTTCGAGATGGCCTATAACGCGATGAATTACGCGAATGACGTCAACACAGCACACGACACAGGAGTGATTGAGGGACGCAACGCGAAAATCGCCGAAAGGAGAAAGTCAATCGAAGATGCTGGCAAACTGCCCCCAGCCGTTACTGGACAGGGAGTGAGAGCAAAGGAGCCTGCTCCTACAGTTCCACGAAAAGAAAACCCATGGGCAGGCCTGAGATAGAAAACAATTCTTTTTATAAACAAAACAAAATCAAGTATGAAACTGCTTAATTTAACAAAGAAGTATGGCATGGGGCTGCTTTCGTTCGTCCTCGTGCTATTGGCAGCGGCTTTCGGAGCCGACTGCTCATTTGCAATGGCGGTGGATCCGGTGGAACTTGCAGACGAACCGAACCCGTCAGGCAACATGAACCCGGTGAGCGAGAGCAACCCGGAAGGACGTCCTGCCGGTGAGGCATTACAGCCGGACGAGCACGGAGGTCGAACACAGCTCCAGGGGCACGCGGCGACAGCAACGGATGTCAGAGATGCAGGGCTTGAAGCCGAGGACTATGACGAAGATGTGGTAAACTTCCGCAAGTTTCGCTTCCCTATCGAGACCTACATCCTCAATAGATGCCGTCCGGTAAAGAGCCAGTCCTATGAGCACGGCCACTACCGCAGTGCGTCTACAAACCTTGAGGCGACTTACAACGGAGCGGACATTACCATTACAGCCGGTGCAGACACTTCTATCAGCATCAGTTCCACTTCAACAAAGGTGTTTGACAACAAGACCCACATCCTTACACTCCCGGCAAGTCTCTTTGAAAACCCGGAATGTCTTATGAGATGCTCGACCGTTGCAGTGAACGGTGCGGAAGGATATTCAAGGGACGAGGACGGCAGCGAGGTTGCAGACGGAGAACTCATGCTTTTTGTCCTCGACAACAACAAGGACACAGGCAACATCAAGTTCCTCGCTCTCAATTATCCGTTCAACACGACAGGAACAGCATCCACGTCAAAGATCGCGTCAGGCACAACGTTCTTTGCTTGCGCCACGGCCGGCTCAGAGTCCCAGATCCGTGTCGATTCCGAGACTTACCTTCCGGAGAAATACATGTCATATCTTCAGAAGAAGATTGTTACCTGCATCATCACCGACGAGTTTGACGAGCAGGACAAGAAAACAGGAGTCAACAAGAAGGATGTTCTTGCCAATGCGATGTACAACTTCAAGCGCAAATGCGCACGTTCACACTGGCTCGGAACTCAAGGCAAGACGCAGATTGACGTCAAGGAGACAGGAAACCGCGAATATGTATATTTCGAGAAAGGCATTATGCGTCAGATCCCGATGTTGTACACTCACGGAGACGAACTGAAGGACGATGACCTTATGGCAATCACGGCACTCCAGTTCACTCAGAACTCCGTTTCCGACTCAGCGACCGCATTTTGCGGAAGACGTGCAATCCAACGTCTGATGAAGCTCGTAAACTCCGCACAGCACTTTAAGGACATCAAGACCGTCACTGTGAACGACTACGGCATCCGTGTCCGCAAGTGGGAGGACAACTTCGGAGAGATTGAGTTTGTATATGATCCGACCTTGGACGACATCGGCTATGAGGACTTTATGGTTGTCGTCGACCTCAAGAATGCAGTGCGCTACTACAAGAAGAACGAGAAGGACACCACTCAGGACATGAGCAAGTCCGGAGAGTCCCGCGAGGCGAAGGCATACAACAGGTGCGTCATCGACTGCGTCGCACTCAAGGGCTACAATGCCGTTCTCGTCTGCCCTTCAAGCCTGGCACAGAAGGCAAGCAAGCTCGGAGGCATTCAGGCAGACTTCGTTTCTGTGGCAGAACTTCCGAAGGACACCGCGCTCACCGCTGCGGCCAAACTCAAGAGGTACTACCTCACGGCAGACTGCGAGGGATTCCAGAAAGGTACCGTAGTAGAGTGGGATTCTGAACTCGGCGACTGGAAGGAGTTCGAGGGCATCCTCAGAGGATAAGTCCCTCCGTCATGAAATCTTGGGGAAGGAGGATTCGGAAGGGTTATCCTTCCCCATTTTCTGATACAATAAAACAATACAACAGATATGGTTAAAGTATATGGAATTGCAGGGAGAACCTGCGCAGAGATAAGAATCGGAATGGGGAAAGCATCCCTTCAGATAGAGTTCACCAAAGGCTGCCTTGACAGGAGAAACTTCCGTCCGGCAACATACTCCACGGGGAATCCTGTCATTCAGGCGATGATTGAAAACAGCGACATGTTCGGAAGTCTCATCAAGATTCACCGCATATACGGAGAGGAAGCGGCCGTGCAGACAACTGCTCACGGTAAAGAAAATCCGACAAAGGTAAATCAGAACGAGGAGAAGGTCTATCCCGATGTCACAACTTTCGAGGGTGTCGTGGAAGTGCTGAAATCACTCGGAGCGAAGGCGACGAATCTCAACAGCATGGACAATATCAGGAAGTTCATGACCAACAAGAACATCAAGTTCCCTAACTTCAAGTTTGAGGAGTAATGAAGACGCTGACGGTGGAGTCCGCTATCGCGGCTATAAGAAAGAACCTTGACGAACAGGGATTCAATGAATCTGTGATGTACTCGGACGAGAACGAGGACAACAAGTCGTTGGATCTCATTGTCGCGAAGTTGCTCCCGGAAGCTATAAATGATGTGAACTCATCCGCGTCCGTGGAAACGCTTGAAGGCTCGGACATTTCAGACTCTCTTACCCAAAAATCGGTAACGGGCGGCGTGGTGACATTTTCTGTGCCGGAAGCGAAGAAGTTCCTGCGTCTCGTCAAGTTCAAGGCTTCAGACACCGACTTCATCGTCACCGAAATCATAGCGGAGTCTTCTCCCGAAGGCAGAAAGCAGCTCAACCCTGCTATTCGCGGGACATGGGACAGACCGAGACTCGTGCAGATGCAGGGCAATGTCACTTCACCGACATTCAAGTATTACTCCCTAAAGGACGCGAAAGCGACTTCAGTTCCGGAAATCGAGTTTTATTCCGTACAGAGAGAGGAGTATGACAAGGCCACAATAGAATATGAAGTGTCATCCGCCTTGTTCGAGCGGATTCTCTGCCACCTTACAGCCCTCGTCCTCGCAATCTACGGCGAGGGTGACAAATCCGACTATTTTGAAAAACTTTCGCAGCAGAAATAATATCCAATGGTAAATATTCTCATAGGAAACACCTTTCGCGTCAGCTGGCGAATCCTCACAAACAATGAGGCCACGCCACTGACGGGAAGGAATATTCGTCTGATACTCGCGGCGCCTTCAGGAAAGCCGATGCCTATCACTCCAAACGTGTCTTCTTCTGATTCATCTTCTCTGACCTTTGTCTTTCAGGGCGCGGACCAGAAGGAGACTGGCATCTATCGCCTTATCGTTATAGAGAACAAAGGAGTAGAGTCACAGGCTCTGACTTCAGAGACGATGGCGTTCCGCCTTGTAAGCTCTCCAGGGAGCGCCGATTCGGACATCCCATCGTTTGGGGATGCAATTATAGTAGACTGCGGCACAGGCAATCTTAAAATCGGTTATCAGGGAGACTCTGCCTTCGAGTCTTGGCTACGAGCAATTAGGCCGGAGAGCGGAAAGGACACTGAAGCCGATTTTATGGAATGGCTGCGGAAGCCATCGGACGAGGCGGCTGCGGTTGCTCTCAAACAAGCCAAGTACGCAAAGGAGCAGGGTGACGCCGCAAAGAAAATCAGTGAAACCCTGTCATTGTCATTTGGTGCTGTGCGCCACGACATCGCCCAGAACCTCACGGACACCCAGAAGACGCGGGCACGTCAGAACATCGGGGCGTTGTCGGATGCCGACGGCGCTGTGACACAGTCCAAAATCGCCGACGGCGCCGTCACGACGAGCAAGATTCAGGATGTTGCCGTTACCGGGGCAAAGCTTGCATCTCAGTCCGTGTCTTCTGCAAAAATAAAGGACAGAACCATCGGCGCGTCCAAGCTCGGGGCAAATTCCGTCACGACAGAGAAAATCCAGACCGGTGCTGTGACCAAAGAGAAGCTTGCTGACGACGTCGCCGGCGTTGCTGACGCTGTGGCTCAAGGAGATTCCGACCATAGCCTCCAGCAGACCTCCTGCCAGGCGATAAGCGCAAACTCGACGGCATTGGGCAGCGGAACGGTCGCCGGGACGAAAGGAGTTAAATGGACGGCGATAGACTTTGCCGGCAAGGTCATAACTCTTGCAAAGCCCCTTGCTTCAGCAGTAGGTGCAGGCGCGCTCGTTTCTATAATCAACGACAAACACTATGACAAGTGCTCGAAGGTGGCGGCTACGGCTGCCAAGGGTGCAACGGAGCTCAAGGTGGAGTCCCTCCCGTTCACAACGATAGCAGATGATACTGGAGACGACGCCAAGACGCTCATGATTTATTCCAACCCAATGGCAGGAGATGTAGATTTAGGCCTCGGTGCTCATTCTGAAGGCATCAACACAAAGGCAACACAGAGAGGTTCCCATGCGGAAGGAAGGGATACCTACGCTGCTGGACAATATTCCCATGCCGAAGGTCGGGAAACCGAAGCGTTCTATGCGTCCCATGCCGAAGGCAGAGGTTCAAAGGCAACTGGTGACGTATCCCACGCTGAGGGTCTTGGCACTTTTGCAATGGGCGACCATACCCATGCCGAAGGACAGAATACCCACGCCGTAGGGTTGAATGCCCATGCGGAGGGTTTGCGTGGATGGGCCAACGGGCAGCACTCCCATGCCGAAGGTGTCGATACGGTGACGAGCAACACGGCAGAACATGCCGAGGGCAAGTTCAACAAGTCGAATAAGGCAGACGGCTCATTCGGCAGCGCGGGCAATACCCTGCATTCCGTAGGTATCGGCACATCCGCGTCTGACAGGAAGAACGCCTGGGAAATCATGCAGAACGGCGATGCCTACCTTCTCGGACTTGGCAAGTACGACGGCACCAACCCGGCCGTCGCGAAGACGGTTCAGGAGGTTGCTGGAGCACTCCTCGCCGCATTCAGGCCTGTTCAGGTAAACGACAACAAGTCCGGTGCGACCGACTCCACGCAGATCGCGGAGATAAAGGCCTACGCGGCAAGGCTCGCGGCGTGCGGAGTTGACACCTCAAAGGGCTACGAGATTCCGATTCTCTACAACGGCGGCTCCAAGGGCTTCATCGGATTCAATCCAAACGCGGCGGCGTCCTTCAACGGCTATGCTGTCACTCCCGAGGGCAATCTCTACACCCTGACGATGAACGCCACCACCGGAGCACTGACCAAGAAGATACTCGCGACCACGGCCGTCACCGATGCCCTGAGTTCCAACAAGCAGCCGAAGACCGACGCGGCTCTCAAGACGACGAGCAAGACCGTCACCGGCGCAATCAACGAGGTGAACGACAAGACCGCATACGTGGCGTTCACCGACATCACGAAGCTCTCGACGAACCTCGGCAAACGCCTCATCTACAAGGGCGGAAACGTGACGCTCTCTTCGCCGGTGACAATCAACTCGAACATATATGAGATTGATTTCAACGGCGCGACCATAACCATAGGGGCGCTTGCGAAGACAGGCATAACAGCCATAAAGGGACACGGCCACTGCATCATCAGAAACCTTGTAATTGAAGGCACGTGGACCGTGGACGCGGATGCCGTGAGCAATGTCCTTGAGACATTCGCCGGGGTGGAGAATGTAAGCGTTGATGTCAATTTCTCAGGCAGCAAGTACGGCAGAGGCTTCTTCAGCTGTCAGAGGCTCATCAACTGCAAGGCGGAGATCACGAGCAATCGACCGGAGGTTGTGACGCGCGGATTCAGCTACTGCGAGTATCTCTATATGTGCAGGATTGGGGAAAATAGCGACGGTGAGGGATTCTTCCATTGCACAAACATGATTTCATGTGACGCGTTAGCAGTTGTCAATGCTTCTGGTACAGGCATAACAATGGGTTGCTTTAGGAAAGAACTTGTAGAGTGCTCTAACTATACGAACTTTCGCCGACGTACCAATGAGTACATATCAGATAAGGAAGTTACCTATGGTTTCTTCTCAGACACCGATAGCCTCTCAGTAAATGGCTATAGCCTTACTCCCTTTTCAAACACTATTGCGGCTAAGAATGAGGATGATACAAAAGCACTCGTCCATCCGTCAGGAGGAACGGGCGTGGCTGAAGTTCCGCTCAACACCGAGGCTTCCGGAAACTCCATCGCGCGACGCCTACCTGACGGACGGCTTAGGGCGGCCGCAGCCACGGCACCTGATGATGTGGTGATTATGAGCCAGATCAACGCCCTCGTCTTGCAGGTTTCCGCACTTAGACAGACTGTTTCCGAGCTTCAGACCGAAGTAAACGCTCTAAAGGGATAATGTCATGGACTGGACGAACATAATAATGACGCTCATAACGAGCGGGGCGTTCACTACAATCTACCTCCTTGGTGACAAGAAGACATCCTCCGTGCTCGACAAC